CAGACTACTGCAGCTGAATGGACCACTACCCACGTTGCGCAGTCTTGTCCTATCCCGGACGACGAGAAGCTGATTGCCAAAGCATGCGCGGCTACCAGTGCGGCTGGCGTATTTGGTGCAAGAGGCACGTTTAAGGACCTGTGGCACGGTGACACGAGTGCGTATGATGGTGACGCATCAAGCGCCGATGCTGCACTGGCTCAGCACCTTGCGTTCTGGACGGGTAATAACTGTGAGCGCATTGAGAGCCTGATGCGCAAGAGTGCACTCAAGCGTGACAAGTGGGACAACCACAAGAGTTACATGCAGCGCACCATCCTTGGCGCAGTGTCGCGACAGTCCACATGGTACAGTGTAGGCGCTCCTATTGAAGTTGTCGCCCCTGAGCGCGTTGTGGAGGCAGGCGAGCCGGTTGTACGCGGTGGTTTCCAGTTTATCGGCGGCAGTCAGCTGGCTGACATGTTCAAAGGCTGCGTGTACGTTGCCAAATATCACAGTATTCTTGCGCCCAACGGCATGATGTACAAATCTGAGCAGTTCAATGTGCTTTACGGCGGCTACGTGTTCACGCTGGATGAGTCGATGGAGAAGACAACCAAAAAGGCATGGGAAGCTTTTACGGAGTCGCAGCTGTACACCTTCAGCAAGGTGGATGACATCAATTACGACCCGGATACGGCGTTTGGTTCCATCACCACGGAAGACGGGCTCAAATACGTCAATGCGTTCAAGCCAACCACCGACACCGGTATTGAAGGTGACGTGTCGCTGTTCATTAACCACGTGAAGAAGCTGTGCCCGCTTGACCACAATATCCTGCTGGACTGGATGGCATGGAAGGTGCAGCACCCGGGTGAGTGTATGCGCTGGGCACCGGTTATCGTGGGCGCGCCGGGCAACGGTAAAACCACGGTTGCAGATGCGATGATGCTGGTCATGGGTAAGCGTCACTCTACTGTGGTGCAGTCCTCCGACGTGGACAACAAATTCAACGGCTGGGTACATGGCAATACGTTTGCGGTTATCAACGACTTCAAAGTTGGTGACAAGCGTGACGTGATTGAAATTCTCAAACCCATCGTCACGGACCGCACTATCCCGTTCCAGAAGAAAGGTATTGAGACCGATACGTGCCGCAACATGCTGGGTATTATCATTACCAGTAACCACCGTGATGCTGTGATGAAGACGAAGGATGACCGCCGCTACGCCACGTTTATCACACCTCATGAGAGCGCTGAGGATATCCTGCGTGATGGCATGGATGAGACGTATTATGCAGCGCTGGACCACTTTATGCGCAACCCGCTCAGTGCGTCATACCTGCGTCACTACTTCCACTCGCGCAAGGTAGCACACCACCCTAACCGCGCTCCGGACACCAGCAGCACAGCTCTGGCTATCACGGCATCTCTGGGCAGCGTGGAGCAGGAAGTGCTGGAGGCTATCGAGGAAGGTCGTCAGGGCTTTATGGGTGGCTGGGTGAGCAGTAAAGCGCTGGATAATCTGCTCAAGAGCATGCGTGCTGACCGCCAGATTCCGCCGTCACGCCGCCGCGATATGATGCGCTCACTGGGCTACGACTGGCACCCGGGCCTGAAGGATGGTCGTGTGAACAATGTCATCATGATTGATGGTGGTAAACCGCGCCTGTATATCAAGCTGGGGCACATCCACGCCAACCTGCAGGGTGCGGCAGAGATTGCGCGCCAGTACCAGATTGCCCAGGGTGACATGGCTGTAGCGGCTCTGATGCAAGGATAAGCCCTTCGGGGCTTTTTTTTGCGTTATGTATTGACGTACTCGTCAGTGATGCGTATATTTTAATTCATAGAGCGGCAACGGGTCGCAAATGAATGAGGGAAAGGCGATGATTTCGAAACCCGCAACGCACAGAGTGCAAAACCTGGGAGCGCAGATGGCAGCTTTATATTCGAAAGAGGAATTGGTGGGCGATGTTTCAGCTTACTGCGAATTACTCCAAATGCAGCTAGATGCGGTTGAGGATGACGATACGCTGCTTGCGGCATCCATCGGAAAAAGCATGCGCCAACTCCGCGAAAAGCACGACAAGGAAAAATGGTCTCGTGAGTTTAATCGGCAGGACACCACCAGCGATTTTTAACCACTCCGCCCGGTTCGCCGGGCTTTACCGGGGACAGAACCATGTTACTACTTATTGCACTGATTCATGCCTTACCATTTACCGCCATCCTTGTGGGTGGCTTATACATCGCAACATATTTTGAAGTGGGGACCGAAGAATGACTACTGTATACAAACGCCTGAAGCTTGAAACTGCTATGACCACGCTGGAAGCGCAGAATTTCCTGCAGCGTCTGACTACTGACTCGCTGCGTGCTGGTCACAAGGTGGTGCGTGTGCTTTCCAGCAGTACCGACCGTCACATGCGGACACGCCGTCTGATAGAGGAGGTACGGGTATGCAATATGGAATGAGCTATTTTGAACTCGCTGAATACTGTCTGAAACTGGAGAATGAATTATGTCTGCTAAAAGCTTCGATGGAGTCGGAGAATCACTCCGCCGTCGCTCATATAAATGCCGCACCCGGGTGGAACAACTCTCACAATACGCCGGAAAGCTTGCCCCCGCAGAAATTGCACGCATCATGAACTGCTCTGAGCAGGCTGTAAAATGTCTTGCTCAGAGAAACCATATCAGTCTGGCTATACAGGTTAAACCGTGGACCGAGCGGGAAAAACAATTCGTGCGCGATAATGCAGCAACAATGCCGGTACGTGAAATTGCAGCGACACTTGAAAGAACCAAGCATTCAGTGAAAGCATTTGCGCAGGCTAACAGTATCAGTCTGATGAAACGTGGTGAAAATCACTGGGCGTGTAAAGTGAGTGATGAAGATGTTGAGCTTATCCGGAGTCTCCACGAGGCGAACGTAAAGCCTAAAGTTATCGCTGAGAAGATGGACCTCAAATGGGGACATGTCCGGAGCATTGTTTATTATAATTCGAGAAGAGGTAGCATTGAATGACGAAGTTAACCGCTGAGCGCTGCAGGGAAATAATCCACGCGCTAAACACGTGCAAGAGTCAGTTCGGTATCGACAATAACACAGAGTACAGCCTGCAAGCCCTTGAGATTGCGCTGCCAGTACTGGAACAGCAGGAAAAGGGCGATGATGGCTGGCTTGAGTGGGGCGGGGGCGAGTGTCCAATACCTGATAACACAAGGGTGCAAGTGAAGTTCTTGGACGGGTATGCGCCGGTCGTTGCAGAGCCTCAGTATCTTCGCTGGCAAACGCTGGGTCTGGGTGTATCAGGCGACATCATCGCCTATCGGGTAATTGGGAGTGAAGGATAATGCGTAGTCTGTTACTGGTTGTTACACTGGCCGCACCTGTGGTCATACATGCCGCACCGCCCTGTCAGTATGAGGAGTATGTGACAGAGATGGTGCAGAGTGGCGGGTTGTGTCAGGAGAACGTGCGCAGGCTGGGGCGTGATATGTGGACCAACGTTGCGTGTCAGGATATGGAGCGTGCACGGTGGAATGCGCTGGCGGAGCGTAACCAGAACTGGTGCAGAGGTGTCCGTCTGAGCGCACGATTAGAGCAGCGAGTTCAGTGGCTTAACGCAGACTTGTCGGATATATCTGATGGTCGCCACGTGGATATGCTGCGATAGTAACGGGACTATGAACCTCAATGATATCTGGCGAGCCGGGCGCGACTGCGCTGTTAAAGGTGGTAATGCGGCAGATTGTCCTTACCGCGACACGGTGCAAAAGCACGCGTGGCTGGTCGGGTTCACAGCAGGTCTTGAGATTTTGAAGGGTACATTACCTCGATAGTTCCCGTGTTTTATGACGGTCCCCGCACGGGGACTTTTTTTTTGCATTATGTATTGACGGAGTCGTCAATGAGGAGTATCTTTAATCACATGAAGGGCGGCAATGGTGCAGCTCACAAGGGGACAGAACAAAATGACTCACTTAGTGAAGAAATCTTATAACAGTTATCATGTCATTGTTGGAGAGGTTATTGACCACACCGAAACCTCCCTAAAACATGTTAGCGAATTTTTATGGGAAGGCGTCAACTCCCGTAATCAGAGTAAGAAATTTAAAACAAAAAATGAAGCAATCCTGTTTGCGATGGGGAACTAAAATGAAAAAATTAATCAAATCTGCATGTGTAGCAATCACGCTGGTTACCGCAGGTGCACATGCTGACCAGCCTGTTACGGCAATGTCAAAAGATGGACGCCTGTACGTGACGGCGTACGGCTCTGCGGTGAAGTACACGCTGGACCGTAAGGCTGAGGTGGTGTGTAACGGTCAGAACTTCACACAGGAAGGTATTGACAACTTTGGTGCGCTTTACAAGTCATACGCTCAGGTGTGCCAGAATGGTACAGGTGTTTTCCTCAAGCACTTTACCGAGACAGGTGAGCTGCAGGTTGCTATTACGGATGGTCAGTTTAAAGAAACTATCTACCGTAACGTGATGAAACAAGGTCGGAGGATGTAATTATGACAGGTACAACCGTTATTCGTCGCCGCAGCGTACGCGCTGAACAGATTCGCGAAGGTGTGTTACTGGACTTTGATGATGGTGACCCGGGTATGGTGTCAGAGGTTAAGCATCTGACGCACAAGGTGCTTTTTAATGCACGCGGTTGTCAGTTTGCTCTGGACCGCGACGAGATGGTACAGCTTGTTATTCTGATGAGGGTTGTGGGATGAGCATAACTAAAGAAGAGTTTGAGGTGTTAGCCGCTCAGGATGAATGCTTCGTTAAGTCCACGCTGGGTGGTGAGGATGACCGCGTGGTGCTGGTGTACAGTACGGGCGATGAGGTCTATCTGTATAAAGGTAAATATCATGAGCAGGAATTTCACAAATTCGTAAGGTGGCTTGAAGATGCAAAAGCTGACAAATGAGAAAGCTCGTGAGCTGCTCAAAGAGCTGCAGTACGCCAAGGCACAGCAGGGACAGCTGTCCATTCGTGACGAGTATTTTAAGCAGGCTCTGGAGTGTGTGCCGCAGTGGATTGCGTGCAGTGAGCGGATGCCGGAGCAGTTCAAAGCTATTCTGGTATTCAATGAATATGGTGAAGTGTGGTCAGGTGCTTACGACAAAGAATGGGCTTTCTTCTGCGATAATGAGGAAATACCACTAATTACACACTGGATGACATTACCGGAGGCACCACTATGACACTTATACAATGCTGGCTGGCTCTCTGCGTGATTATGAGCATCAGGGAGACCAGTGATGACGTGTACGATGAGGACTACCGCACGCAGCGCATGGTGAAGCTGTTTGTGATTAACCTTGTCATGTGGCATGTCTGGTTCGTGATTGACTGTCTTGCGCTGTGGAACGCACGGGGAGGGGTGAAGTGAAATACAGAATAGCAATTGTTGAGTGGCAAACACCGTTCGGTGAAATGAGAAAAACTCCCTCTGTGCAGTTGAGAGTGGGTTTCTTTTGGTGGGTAACTCTGACACATTGCGAAACGGTAAGTCAGTGTAAAACATATATCAGAAACGTCAGTAAGAAAAAGCAGGATAAGTTGATTCAGGTCGTCAACTGGAAACATGATTAAGCCCCGTGAGGGGCTTTTGTTTTATTTCCCACATTTGCGACAGCGACCATTCGCTACGTATCTCTCAGAAACTTCACCGCAGTGGCGGCATGGTTCCAGAGGTGTGTACCACTTTTCACCCATTGCAATAGCCTGCTGACGTGGCGAGCACGCGGGAGGCCATGGTAGCCGATTCCACAAAATGTCATCTGCTTCTTTCCGTAACTTATCAGCTTTAACCTTTGCCTGCTTCTCAATTTGTTCAGCCTGCTCACACAGGGCAACTACGTAATCTGCTCTACTCTTTATACTCCTGTCTTCAAGTTCCCGCTTCCGCTCTTCGTCACGCTCAATCAGACAAAATACGCACCGGTTTCCGCTGTCACGTACGCCGGGATGGCCGCATGATTTAATGTAATTAGGCAGTCTGCGCCATCCTTTTCCTTTCTGCCGCAGACCATCGAGTGCTTTTTGCCATACAGGGTTGTCGGAGTTTTTGTCATGTTTATAGAGTTTTCCAAACTCAAAATTATCATCCATGCATTTTTTAACGTTCATAATTCACCTCAGTAATTTGCCGAAAGACAATTGTATCATACTTTTATAGTTTATACAGTAAATACCCCCGATACGGGGTAAGATTAAATCCTAATAATATCAATAACTTAGGAACATTTTACCCGATACCCCAACTCTGCTACCTATTCCTCCTCCTCTACTATTATTATTGTTGTATACATATATTTATACTATTATAAACTCCCTTATTACTATTAAATAAGATTTTATCAGGGTATCAGGGTAAAAGTAGTAGTAATATAAAGAGAATCAATAACTTAGCTCATACCCCGATGGTATACCCCAGTAGATTTATTTCCGGTTGATAGGGGTAAAGTAGCGGCGGCATTGCTCACTGTGGTATCATGTGTTAAACGCGCACATGTGGGGACTGCGGATATGACCAGACAACAATCAATCAACAAGATGGTTAAACTTGCAAATCGACTGAATCAAATCGTTGCCGAAATGGAACAGCGCAAACGTGCGCTACTCTCCATCGGTTATGGGGAAGGTTAATCATGGCTCGACCACTTAACGAATTCGGACTTACTGAACAGCAGGAGAAATTCTGCCGTGTGTTCGTTGAGACAGGTAATGCTTCCGAATCTTATCGTCAGTCGTACAAGTCAGACCGTAAGAGCGCCAACAGCGTCGCCGTGGACGCATCGCGCTTGCTGGACAATCCTAACGTCAACCTAAGAATTAATGCGCTGAGAGAGACGCACCAGAAGCGCCACGCTATCACCGTGGATACATTGCTGGAGAAACTGAACAACGTGTACATCGTTGCACTTGGTGCAGATACGCCGCAGTCCTCTGCAGCTGTGCAGGCTGTAATGGGTCAGGCCAAGCTGCTCGGACTCGATAAGCAACTCATCGAACTGAGCGGTGAGATTGGCGTGCGTAAAACGCTGGATGATTTTTATGGCGACGCTTAACCCGGCCCTGCGCGACTTCTGGCGCACCCGTACAGCGCCTGACGGGCAGCCTGTACGCTTCCGCACACTGTACGGTGGTCGTATGTCGTCCAAGTCGCACGACGCTGCAGGTGTGGCTATAGCGCGTGCCAACTTCTGCGAACAGCGTTTCCTGTGTCTGCGTATGTACCAGAACCGTATTGCTGACTCGGTATATACCCTGCTGAAAGATAAAATTGATTATTTCGGTCTGAGCAAGAATTTTAAAGTTTATGCGGACGCTATCGAGCATAAAACAAATGGCTCATTATTTCGCTTTTACGGTATGGCCCGTAATATCGACGAAATTAAATCATTTGAAAAAGCATCTGTCGCATGGATTGAAGAGGCACATAATTTAACGGAAGAGATGTTCAGTGTAATTCGTCCGACAATTATGCGTAACGAAGGTGCGGAAATGTGGTTTACGTTTAACCCGCGTATCGCAACCGATTTTGTTTATAAGCGTATGGTATTAAATCCACCAGCCGGAACAATTACGCGTTTAATTAACTACACGGAAAATCCTTTCCTGTCTGCAACAGCACGCGCCGACATTGAATCAGCCCGAGCCGAAGACTTTGAAGAATATCAGCACATCTACGAAGGTGTCCCGCTCGACAACGATGACCGTGTGGTCATTAAGCGCAGCTGGCTGCAGTCTGCCATTGATGCACACCTGAAAGTGGGCGGTAACTGGTTTGGCGGTAAGACCGTTGGTTACGACGTGGCAGACAGCGGCGATGACAAGAACGCCTCAACCACGATGGACGGCTCAGTCTGTATCGGGCTGGATGAGTGGAAAGGTGGCGAGGATGAACTGCGTGAGTCCGCCATGCGTGTGAAGCTCACCGCAGAACGCGCTGGAGCGTCCCATATCGGCTACGACAGCATCGGTGTGGGCGCAGGTACAGGCTCGCACCTGAACGCCGCAGGATGGCACAGGCACTTCAAATTCAACGCGGGTGGCAAAGTGTCAGACCCTAAGAAGCGTTACGGCGACACACGCATTGCAAACGAAGATTTCTTTGCCAACCTGAAAGCACAGACATGGTGGCTCACTGCTGACCGGTTCCGTAACACGCATCTGGCTGTGACCAAAGGTGTCACCTTCCCTGCTGACCAGATGATAAGTCTCAGCAGCGACATTGACAGCAAAATGCTGGATAAACTTGTGGATGAGTTATCCACACCCATGCGCGACTTTGACAATGCCGGTAAAGTCAAAGTGGAGAGCAAGAAAGATTTGGCAAAACGTGATATCGTATCACCCAACATCGCAGACAGTTTCATTATCGCCAACAGTCGCGGATTACTTGCACGTCGTACAGCAGCGGAGATTTTGTAATGCCCAAGGCCAAACAGCCAAACTTACACAGTGTACCAGCTGTACGTCACGCGACAGCGGATGGTCTGGTCAACGTTGCATCAGGTCTCGGCACAGCCAAGGCTAAGCGCTCTCACAACTTCTTCAGCTATGCCACCCTGCAGGACTGGCAGCAGCTTGACGCGGCGTATCAGACTAACTGGCTGGCACGCGCCATCGTGGACATCCCTGCTGAAGACATGTGCCGTGAGTGGCGTATCATCAAGTCGCAGGACGCAGATGCCATCCGCATTGAAGAGGACCGTCTCATGCTGCCTATGGCGGTACAGGAAGCCACAACGTGGGGCAACCTGTACGGTGGTGGCGGTATCCTGATGCTCACCGGACAGGACCTGTCAAAGCCGTTAAACGTGAACCGTATCCGCAAGGGTGATTTGCAGCGCCTTGTGGTGTTCGACCGCTACGACATGTCTGCCATGACGCTCAACACGTGGAACGTGCTGGCACCTAACTACCTTGCTCCGGAGTTCTACACCATCACCGGTGGCGGACAGCAGATTCACTGGTCACACTTTGCACGCTTTAACGGTACTCGCCTCCCCCGTCGCCAGATGTTGCAGACTCAGGGTTGGGGTGACTCAGAACTGCGCAAGTGTCTCGATGACATCATGGATATGGTCGCATCAAAGGACGGTATTGCAGAGCTGATGCAGGAAGCCAACGTGGACATTATCAAGCGTGATGGACTGAGTGACGAGCTTGCAACAGACCAGGACGACGCTATCACAGCCCGTTACGCCCTGTTCAGTCAGATGAAGTCCGTTGTGCAGATGGCCCTGCTGGATGGTGATGAGACATACGACCGCAAGACGCTCGATTTGGGCGGTGTTGCACCGGTTATTGAGCTGTTCATGACGTGGATTAGTGGTGCAGCAAATATCCCCCTTACCCGCCTGTTTGGTACGTCTGCCAAGGGTCTCAATGCCACGGGTGAAGGAGACCTGAAGAACTATTTCAACTCTATCCGCTCGAAGCAGCTGGTACGCCTTGACCCGGGTCTGCGCTATCTGGACGAGGTGCTGGTACGCAGCGCGCTGGGTTACTGGCCGGATGATTACAACTATGTGTGGGCACCCCTCGCACAGCCTGACGAGCTGCAACTGGCACAGGCTGCACAGGTACGGATGCAGACGGACATCGGTTACCTTCAGGAAGGTATTATCCGTCCGTCACAGATTCAGCGCAATCTGCAGTCGTCTGAACAGTATCAGTTCGAAGACGAAGACATTGAGGCACAGGAAGCTGCTGAGACGGATATTATTGTTACACCGGGTGATGAGCCGGAGCAGGAGCAGCAAGGTGACCAGTTTCTGGACCGCTATGTAGCACTGACACGGGACGGGCTATCACATGACGAGGCCATGTCACAACTCGCCCCATAATGGGGCGGTTTTACCTTTGAGCATCAATCCATCGTTGAACACCTTTCAATCCATGCATTTGTGTCACACATGTACCAAAAGACACAACGTCGAAACACCCTGCTCGGTAGTAAATGTCGAAGTTTTTATAAGTTTTGATGAATCTTTCCGGAGTGTAATACTCCGGCCCATATCCTTCACCCTCCTTCCACCAGGGATTTAGATAAACTGGTTTATCCATTTTTCAGCACCTTTCAGAGTTTTGAATTCTTTTGATTTGGTGAAAGTCATCGCCAGAAAAACTTTACCATCTGTGAAGATACCAACGCTTTTGTTTTCTTCTTGTTCGTAGATTTTTACAGTTTTCATTTGTGTTTCCCTCAGTTCGTTGTTTATGTAATAAATATAATCCCTGTTGACGGGTTCGTCAACAGTTATCGCAAAATTATTTTCATGTCGTAACTCGCCCCATTATGGGGCGGTTTTATTACATGTTCCACAGCTTGTCGGCGTGAGCCAACATATGCGCTTTAAGTTTGCGCTCTGTTGGTTTAGCTTCAGGCGCATCACGCCATGCTTTACGGATGACAGCAGCAGTGCATTTGTTTTTCAGAGGCTGATAGTTCATGATTTGAATCTCCCTGGGTCAGCATGATTGCTGCCCTTCATGTGATTAAATATACTCTCCATTGACGAACCCGTCAACAGTTATCGCAAAATTATTTTCATGTTACACTATCACCTCACCCGCAGGAGATGACCACGTGGCAACCCAGACTGAAATCACATACAACCGCAAGCTGCAACAGATTGTTAAACTTGTACGGGCTGATATTGACGCAGAGCTTGTACCAGCTGTCAAACAGTCTGTGCCGGAGTATGTGGCGGATGCGTGGAGTGACGTCATAGCTGCTGCACTCAAGCGACTGGTTGACCGATGGACCAGCCCTTTTGCACGCCAGCAGGCCCGTGAGATTGCCGGGACATTTGTGCAGGATGCTTCCACGCGGGCAATGAGGCGCACCACTGCTATCGACCTGTACGGCGGTAATGACCAGCTGGTTGACTATCTCAAAGCCGCTGCAGACCAGAACGCCGCGCTAATTACGTCCATCCCTGCGCAGTATCTGGAACAGGTGAGCAACATTGTCATCGGTAACATGCGCTCCGGTATGCGCCCCAGCTACATCGAGCAGGCACTCGTTAAGCAGTTTGGTATCACGCAGCGTCGTGCCAAGCTAATAGCTCGCGATCAAACAAGCCGCATTACCGGGGATATTAACCGGATTCGCCAAACTTCATCGGGAATTTCCTACTTTCGGTGGCTTACTGCACAAGATGAACGAGTGCGTCACACTCACGTTATCGCAGGTAGTAGAGAGACAAAATACGGTAAAGGTGTTTACAAATGGGATGAGTTGCCGAAGAACGAAAAAGGCGTTCCAATGTATCCGGGTTCAGAGATAAATTGCCGCTGCGTGGCAGTACCAGTTACAGCGGCACAAGTCCAAAGGAATCAGAAAGCAGCTAAGAAATAAAACGGTTACTGCCATGATTTTCACTAAACCCGTAACGGTTTTCGGCAGACTTCCGCATACAACAAGCTTCGAAAAAGTCAGGCGTAATTCCTAAATGTTTGGTTTTCCCTTCGACACCAATTTGAGCAACACATCTTCCGTTCTGACAGTGAATAACAACTCCAGAAATCCCAGTAACATTGTGTTTATGACGACGCATGTTTCTGCTGTTTTCTAAAGGTGTAACGTTTCTAAGGTTACACAATCTGTTATCAGTTGGGTCACCGTTCACATGGTCAATCACATCTGGTAAGACGCCATGAATATATAACCACGCGATACGGTGATACATGTAAGATTTATTTAGAAGAGTAATATACCCATATAACTTTCCGTTCCATTTATTCACGCTAAATCTGCCTGCTCTTTTACCAGCGAATCGCGTGTTCCACTTCTTCCAGTTGCGGTCCGTTGTGAACATTTCACGTGGGCGCATCGTGTGAGTAAACAGACCCGTTTCCGGGTCATAGTGCAAACAGGTTTTCACGGTCTCATATAGGTCCATTATTACGCCTCTCCCACTTAAATTTAACCAGTCGCACCAAGAACCACACGCCCCGCCCCACCATGACCAGCAGACCGGGGATGATGAGTGCGCCAACTACGAAGGATTGTGTGGTAAGGCTGTTGTGTGCATACACGCACAGGCAGAACCACATGAACCACATGCCGTACAGGAAAGCTGTCATAAATACCTCCATCTGACCACGATGTGACTGAATTTACCGTTAATCATCACATCGTTTATAAAGCCCCGCGTGTGACTATATACACGCACCGCTACGCCTTCTGGCGGTAACACTTCGGATGGTTCATACCAGCCGCTCATCGCGGCGTGCCCAGCATGACCCAGCACAGTACGCCCGCTGCGAGTAGTAACAATTCTGTCATTTCTTACGCTCCTTCAGCATTGCGTCAGCAATTGCATATGCAGCCTTAGCCGCGTGAAGGTGGTCACCTTCATAGAATTTAAATCCAGATTCACTACTTTTCTCATTCGACAGATAACCAGTAATCATCGCTTGCATAGCTTTAGCCGCAAAATAGTCACGCAGGGTCATTCCGGGTTCGCTGTACTCACTCGTATGCGCTTCACCGTAAACATCCTGATAACGCTCTTCAACATCATGTGGAAATGCTGCACCACCTGTTTCTTTTTTCATTTGCCAATCTCCAATTCTAAGGCACGTTTAGCACTGTCCAGAATGTCCTGCAGGTCCTGTGACTTGTCTTTATGTCCGCGCAGGCCGGTGCAGAGTGCCTTCTTAACCAGATGTTGTAATGCCGGGTTTGTGACGTTGAATGCCAGCAGCACATCGTACACATCAATCGTCACGTCTTTGCACCGGCGGTTATACTTGTTGTCTGACTCCAGCGCCTGTTGCAGATTGGCATCATTGGTGCGGCTTTGCAGGTCGTCCACTTTGCGGCGTTCGGCGATGATCTTTTTGAATCTGTTGCCACTGCAGTTTGCATATTCAAAAGTTTCTTTTTCTGAAACATATTTCCAGCGGTTACCCCGCACAGTTCTTACATCTTCTTCAAATGATAATCTTTCGGACCTCGGCGACTTTACCACAACTGTCGCCCACTCTGGAGCGCCCGTAAAATCCGCTTCACTGCCTTTAACGTATTCCCACATAGTTGCTCACCTTTAAAATTAACTGTATGATATGTCTCATTAGTAAGTTACCACCTACTGACGGGTACGTCAACACAATTATGCAGATTACCGTACAAGACCGACAGACATATAAAATCACTCAGCGTGAGTTCACGGATGAGGGATTCTTGCGTGTTCCGGGCAAGGTTGCACGTACCGGTATCCAGCAATATCTGGCGTGTGAACTTGGTCTGGATGGTGACCCTAACCGCATTATCAACGTGTATCGTCCTGAAGAGGAAGTGTTTAACACTGACTCTCTGGCATCCTTCGACGGCGTGGATATCACCCTGCAGCACCCTGATACACTGGTTGACAGCAATAACTACAGCCGTGTGTCAAAAGGTGTTGTACGTGGTTCAGGTACGCGTACTGATGACAATTTCGTGCAGTGTAACCTGCTTATCAAGGCGAAAGACACGGTTGATGCAGTGCTGAGCGGCACGTGTGAACTCTCTGCCGGTTACACCGCCACCTATGACGATACGCCCGGTACTGCACCGGATGGTACACCGTACCAGTTCCGTCAGACGAATATCCGAATCAATCACGTTGCAGTTGTTGACCGCGCTCGTGCCGGTAGCAGCGCACGTATTTTTGATACCAAAACCACTGGAGATAAAGCAATGCATCAAATCACAACTGACACGGGGCGCGTCCTCGAAGTCGCTGATGCTGCTGTAGCAGATGCATTCGACCGCCTTAACAAGCGTGTCAATGATGCAGAAGCTACCGCTAAGTCAGTACAGGCGTCACTGGATGCTTCTAAAGCTGAAGTTGATAACCTGAAAGACAAACTGGAAAATGCTGTAAAAGCCTCCAGTGATGAAGCAATTAAAGCCCGTGTGGAAGAAATTGCACAGGTGCAGACCAAAGCACGTAAAGTTGCCGGTGATTCATTCGCATGTGACAGCGTGAACTCAACTGAGATTATGCGTGCCGCACTGGCTGCGCGTCATCCGAAACGCGACTTCGCTGATAAATCTGCTGACTACATCCACGCTGCCTTTGACATGGCTGCTGAAGAGGATGAGGAAGAAGAGAAGTCTAAAAAGTCTCAGGATGCACAGTATCAGCAACTGGCTCAGGACGCAGCATCTGTTGCGCAGCCTCAGACCAGCGCTTACGAGAAGTTCAAAAATCAGGTCTCTAACGCCCACCGTGGAGGTAAATAATCATGCCAGTACAGACTTCTTACAGTCGTTACTACGGTGAAGCATTCGAAGGCCAGAAAGCCGATATGGAAGCTTACAACACCGTTTCCAAGCTGAACAAAGGTACCGCAGTCATCCCTTTCGGTCGCGCAGTGTTTACTGATGGCGACGATGGTATGAAACTGCCGGTAACCGGTTCAACCGCTGCACAGTTCATCGGTATCACCATGCGTGAACTGACCCGTGCATACACCACCGCTCAGGCAACACCTGCAATCGGTGCAGTTCCTAAGTATGACTCCACGGTGATGACCATGGGTGTTATCTGGGTTAAACCTGCCGTAGCTGTGGTTAAAGATGACCCGGTATACGTGGTGCTGGCAGACGGTACTTTCTCAAACGTTGCGGGTACTAACAACGTGCTGGTACCAAACGCACAATTCGTTTCAACCGCTGCAGCCGGTTCACTGGCTAAAGTATCTCTGGTCGTTGGGGGCTAATTAAGATGAACGTTATTACCGTTACTGACAGCCAGACAGGTTTCAAGTATTCGTACGATGCTGACCTGCACATGAAGCTGAACACCATTGATGCCGGTATCGGCTTCTACATCAGCCAGTTCACTAACCTTGAGTCAAAGGTTTATGAAGTACTGTACGCTGATATCATTTTCGACCAGCTGGTACCGGTTGATACCTCCGACCCGGAGTGGATTGACAGTGTAAGCTATCTGTCATTCGACGGCGCGACCATGGGCAAATTTATTGCCGCTAACGGTCGTGACCTGCCGCAAGTCGATATTGACGCTAATATCTCTCAGATTCCGGTTGGTTATGCGGGTAACAGCTATGGTTACTCACTGGAAGAGCTGCGCAAAGCTGCTGCAATGCGTATGCCTCTGGATGCGTCTAAAGCGCGTCTGGCATTCCGTGGTGCACGTCAGCACTCACAGCAGGTTGCATTCTTCGGTGACCTCCAGCGTAACATGTACGGCCTGTTCAATCACCCGAACGTGCCGCTGGATAACAGCACCATCGACTGGGACACTGCGACCGGTGATGAAATCGTTGCTGACCTGAACTCACTGCTGAACAAAGTGTGGCAGCAGTCAGCACAGCGGCACGTGCCGAACACCCTGCTGCTGCCGTCTAACCTGTGGACCATTGCGCAGAACAAAAGGATGGCTCAGGGAACGGACACGACAGTGTTGGAATTCTTCCGTCGCAACAACACCTACACCGCAGTAACCGGTCAGGCAATCGACATCCGCTCTGTCCTGTGGCTGAACGACGCAGGTGTAGGCGGTGTACCGCGCATGATGGCTTACGAGAAAAATCAGGATAACCTGACCATGCGCATGCCTATTCCATGGCGTTCACTGCCTCCACAGGCTACAGCACTGCGTCTGGAAGTTCCGTGCGAGTACAAAATCAGCGGCGTGGAATTCCGTTACCCACTGTCAGCTGCTTACCGCGATGTACCAAACGAAGGTACTGGTGCATAATGATTAAGCCCTCTTCGGAGGGCTTTTTATTTGGTTAACCTGCGTCCTCGATATCTACCCACTTTTCTTCAGAAACATTTTGTCCATACACACCACCGTAAAAATAGTTATACTCACCTTCGGGCATTGGCCAGACAATATTACCACCGTAATAACCGTTTGAATCATTGCGATAATCTATAATCATCTCACCTTTATCAGTTAGTATTTTACAGCCGTAATATGCGACAACTTCACAATCTGGCATATCACCTAAGTCTGGCATGTCTAAATCTTGAATTTGTAAAACTTTAAAGGGTAAACCGAGTGCTGGTAACTCCACGGATTCAATCCATGTGTAAGAGCAGCAGTCAGCATCGCAACGTGCTACAAAGGCGTCGTCTGCGGTAACGAATAGGAGCGCTTGTTTATCTTCCGCAATCTTTATGTCAGTTACGGTTTTACCAATTAATAAAATTTTATCTTTTGACATGTTCATTCCTCAGTTAAAGTTAATGTCTCTACATCACCTACCCTACCCCACTCTGACGTACTCGTCAACACCTTTCACTCTTCCCCAACCTGCTGTATACTTATAGTCCGAACCAGATAATGAGGATGTAACAAATGGCACAGGTTAAAGCAGGTGCACGCACCGCACGCCCTATTACCATTAACCACGGTGACAAACAGTACGAGATTATCCCTAACGGTGACTCGAGCCAGTTTGTGGACGTACCGAACGACGTGGTAAAAACCAAGTTTGTACAGAACCTGATTAATTCAGGTGACCTGATTGTGAAAGGCTACGAAGAGCCTGTTAAGGGTAAAGACGAAGAAGAAGATGAGCGTCTGGTTACTCTGCGTCAGGAAGCACAGAGCATGGGTCTGGAAATTGACAAGCGCTGGAAAGCTGAACGCCTGCAGAAAGAAATTGACCAGGCTAAAGCACCTGAGTAATACCGGACAGCCCTTCGGGGCTGTTTCACTTTGAGGACCACACTGTGATTATTGACGCAGACGTTATCGCCGCTTTCCGTATTTGGCCTCTTGGTGGTCAGTCCTTTGCTGACACCGTAAAATACCCTGATTCTCTGGTGCAGTATGCCTTGTGTGAGGCAGATAATGAAACAGGTGGTGCCGGATGGGGTGCTTATCAGGAAGACTGTCATAATTTTAAGCAACGCGGTCTGTTTTATTATGCCGCAGCATGGTTGACAACATTTTTTCCGGATGGTGTTGACGGTGCCGGAGCTGGTGAAGCGCGGCTGAACGTGGCAAGTAAGTCTGTGGGTGATGAATCCATTGCATACCGTGTAGCAGCCATCATGGATGCAGGTAACGACTTTCTGACTTACACAGTGTACGGTCAGGCTTTCTACCGCCTCAGAAAACGCGCATCCATGGGTGCACGCGCGGTATAGCGCCCCATCCGTGGGGCTGCAACATATCAGTCAGTCAGTTTTACGCCGGGGATTTTACCCGCTGCAATCGCGTCGTAAAGCCCGCCAAAGTAAGCCATACTGTATGACCAGTCTTGACTATTATCCAATCTGACACAGGCTGCTGTAAATTCATGACGCTTGTGCTCTGCTTCAGCTTGAGTAGGTCGGAACTCCTTACCTCGCTCACCACCGTAGATTTCAACTGCTACCTCAGTTTCTTCTTCGTCCTGAATCACAAGGAACCATTCTGAAGCGTATACCACCTTAACTTTTACCCATAAATTTGTTCTGTCATCTTTCCATTCACACTCACAACCAACAGGCGGTAAACCTTCACCATTCCACACGGATGCAGCAAGCGCTGTTTCGTATTGTTTGTGGGTTATTTCAGAAGTTAAGTTATCGTCGGCAAATTCATTAAGATAAATGCCAGAACATATGTTAAGCAATCCATGAAAATAAAGTTCTCTGTCAGCTGCAGATTGCTGACATGATGTAACACCTTCCGGCCACCCACCACGCTTTGGTAATTCCCGAACCAGCAAATCAATCAGTTTCATCATTTGTTCCTCATTGGTTAAAGTAAGATAAAACTACCCCACTTTGACGAACCCGTCAAGTACTATTTAACTGGTCGTTGTGTTATAACCTCTTATGAATTAACTCACAGAGGTTATCATCATGTCATTGACAAAATACGAGCTGCTTGTGGGTGCAAGCGCTGCAGATTTGCAAAGCAAGGTCCGGGCAAAACAGGCAACAGGAAGTGTCATTATTTACGGGATGTTCTATCGCGGAACCTCCTACTGTCAGGCTGTAGGAACCGGTACGCTCGACGTCGGTACACTCACAGATTATCGCATCATCTCCTCCCCCAACATCGAAACATTCTCCAACATGGTCAGCGGTATGCTGGGTGAAGTGCAACCCGTAGGTACACCTGTCGTATACAACTCCGCGCTGTTTCAGGTCATGGGAAAGGTTCAGCCTTTTAATATGACCGGCCAGAATGGTGCAAACGGTAAGACTCCACAGATTCAGGTATCGGACGGCTACATCCAGTGGAAATATACCACCGACACTACATGGCAGAATCTGGTCAGCCTGTCCAGCATCACAGGTGCGTCAGCTGATATGCGTGTAAGCAATAGCGCTATTCAGTGGAAACGCTCCACAGATACACAGTGGACAACCCTCATTGGTCTGGATGCACTCAGCGGTCCAGCCGGTCCGACAGGTCCGCAGGGCCCCACCGGAAGTACCGGACCACAGGGACCGGCGGGTGCCAGAGGTGCAACCGGAGAAGCAGGACCAGCTGGTGATACCGGACCACAGGGCCTGCCCGGTCCAATGGGTCCGCAAGGCAACCCGGGCAACACTGGTCCACAGGGTGCAACAGGACCCACCGGAGCAACCGGACCAGCTGGTCCTGTCGGACCAGCTGGTCCTGTCGGACCGCAAGGCGGGCAAGGACCACAGGGTGAAGTCGGTCCGGTTGGACCGAAGGGAGAAACTGGCAGCACCGGACCAGTCGGTCCCAAAGGCTCTACTGGCGACACCGGACCAACAGGTGCCAAGGGAGCAACTGGTGATACGGGTCCAGCTGGTCCCGCAGGTGCGACCGGTCCGAAGGGTGATGTCGGTGCTACAGGTGCAACGGGACCTGCAGGTGCTAACTCTGTTATGGAAGTAATCACCGGGACCGTCACCACCGCAGGTACTGCTGTTCCCCTCACCTTCACTAAGTCTTACTCTGCGCCGCCTGTTGTGATACCTATTCCGCAATGGAGCGGTACGCAGATGGTAACAGGCGGTGCGAGTAATATAACAAAGACGGGTTGTGGCTTCCTTGCGATGCAGTCACGTGGAACGCTGTTACTCACATCGGGTCCATTTGAGAACGCCGCTGCGGGTCAGCAATTCCGCGTGCTGGTAATCGGTAACTGAGTGCGATGCCCCACGGATGGGGCTTTATTTATTACCAGCCGATTGCGGCACCCGCTCCAAGCGTCCAGCCACTGTTGGTATCTGCCGCCGCTGACACTTTAATCACCACGTTCTGTGATGCACGGGCTGAGAAACCTACAGCAAGAGCCTGCTGGTCATGACGCGAACCCACGCCTGCACCAACGTTGAAAGTCTGATATTCAGTCACCTGTGGAATCGAACTCATTGCCGCGACGCCTGCAATACCAGCATCTGCATCTTTCTTGTTACGCTCAACTTTGTCTTTCAGCGCCGCAAAGTTACGGTTCGTGCTCTGCTCCAGATTACCGAGACGCTGCTCATGGTCTGCCAGCTGTGCGCTGTGCTGCGACACTACTTTGTTGGTATTGCGCAGTGCCTCACGGTTAGCCTGAATATTAGCATTTGCCGCATCAATACGTGACTGTGCGTACTCACCGTTTGAATACAGCTGTTTAATGTCGCTGTCCTGACGTGTATTAACCTTCTCTGCACCATCAAGACGCACTGCGTTATTCTGGCTGCGCTTGTCAGTTACTTCAAGCTGTGCGTTAGTTTCACGGATGCCGGATTCAGCAGCATCAGCACGTACTTCCAGTGCTCCGGCACGGTTGTTTGCCGTCTGCGCTGCACTCTGTACAGTGCCTACATTGCGCTCAATACCGTCCATACGTACCGCACCTGCATCAGCTTTCTCATTAGCTGACTGCGCTGCAGACTGTACCGCGTTAATGTGCTCGTCCTGACGCTGCTGGTCAGCGGTGAACACTGATTTGTCCAGTTTCTGCTCCTGCAGTTTAGCGATGTTGGCGCGGTCTTCAAGACCCCACGACTCGCTGTACTTCTGTAACGTGTTCATGTGCACCTCGTGCAGACCGGCTTTCAGGTCGTCCAGCTGCTGTTGCACATTGTTGCTACTAGTTGCGCCAGCTGATGTTGATGCGATTACGATAGCCACTGCAATGATTGTCTTTTTCACTCGGGTGTTCCTCTGTTTGGTTGATGTGCTAACTATATTCCCCGTTGACGAGTCCGTCAATGCTAAATTAAAAATTTTTATCTGCCGCTACTACCAAATCCTTTTTCGCCCCTCACGGTTGCCTCAACCTCATCAACCTGCTCCAGTTCCACCTGCTCTACAGGCATCAGCATTGCCTGTGCAATACGGTCACCCTGATTAATCTCAAACCTGTCCAGCCAGCTACCGGGCGACTCATCCCGTGTGAGCTTAACCATTAACTCACCGCGATAATCACTGTCGATAACGCCCACGCAGTTGCTCAGCCGTACTGAGTGTTTGAACGCGTGACCACTGCGTGAATACACCAGCAGCACATAACCTTCCGGGATGTCGAAAATAAGCCCCGTAGGAATCACTACAGACGTCCCCTGATACAACTCGTGGGGTATGTCCGACACAGCGTACAAATCGAAGCAGGCGCTGCCAGAGGTCGCATATGTGGGCATCCGTGCACCGGGGTGAATCAGTTTAATTCCAAGTTTCATACCCCACCCTCCATCCGAATCATCTCCGCAGTAGCCGCCTCAGCCGCTAACATCTCTTTCCACTTTCTGTGAATGCGTGCAGACGGCACAGGTAGCGCAGCAGTCTTACGCAGGAATTCCACTACCGGGCGTTGCGTCATACGCGCTGCAAGATTGTAGCAGCACTGACGCACGTTGCCGCCCTGCTTCTCACACAGTTTCAGCGTGACAATCATGTCCAGCAGCTCACGGACTGTCGCAACTGCTTCAGGACGCTCCTCAGTGCGCTGTGTAGCGCTGTATGTTACGGGGAAGTACATTTAAAGCCTCTCTGATTAAACGCCTGTAAACCAATGGCGCACTGAAATTTACCGTTGCTAATCACCACCGTGTAACCAATCGTGCGGTGGTGCTTCTTGAGTGCGTATACGTTACCAACCCTGCTCGGCTCTACGCTGATTACTGTCACAACGTAGCCGTCGCGGTCAGTGTACTGCTTTCCGGGAACTGGCATATTGCTCATAATATGGCTCCGTTTTAACTCCACACGCACGCATCAGGTTAAGTGACAGTGCTTCCGCATCTTCTGGCGCAAAGCCTTCACGCATATAAAGGTCTTTGTACAGTTCCAGATGTTCTTCAAACTCGTATTGTTCATTCATTTTTCGGTCCCCAATAGGTTAAGTTATTCACCAAGTGCTTTATTGATAGCTGATGTAGCGAGCTGCATTGGATGTTCAGGTAAGCAATCATCATAGGAATCACCGTACATGTCCTGAACATAATCACGAAGCTGTCTAAGAGCTTCCAGTAATTCAGGTGCTGCCGCAATAACTTTTAGGTTCGCTTGCCCTTGCTCCAGCGCAGAGTATCTTATAATGACTTTCGCAAGTGTTGGTCCCGGAACTCCGATTGCAGCAGGATTGCGATGTGTAATTGCTGCTGATATACCAACCCTTTCATTGGCTTCCCACGGTCCCGGCGTACCCTTAAACTCTTTCATACCTTAAACTCCTGCTGCCAAAACTGTTGATTCTCCTGACCGCCCATATATGCAGCAGTCAGAAAGTAGTTACCGCGATTCCAGTGTTTCTGCTCACCTGTTGCAACCGCATCACGCGCTTCATCCTGTGCCACCTGCAATGCTTTACGGTTGATGTGGAAGCCCTGCCAGTTGAAACGCACCTTGCACGCCACCTGTGTACGAGGCCAGAGTGTGTTGAGTCCTGACCAGTGCTTGTTACGTAACTGCTCAATAGTTTTCATGGCAGCAGTCCGATTGCAACTCCACACCAGAACACTAAGCAGAATGCCGCAACGCTGTACCATACTTTTTCATTCAGTGTCATGCTCTGTAATCCTCACCATTTGCCGATGAGTTAAAGATACTCTCCACTGACGAATACGTCAACAATTATTTTCGGGTAAAATTAATCGTTCCATATCATGCATTTATACACATTTTACCCCATACCCCACTCCTGCTACCTATTCTTCCCTGCTCTCCTTATAAGTATGTATACATACATCCTATAAATACCCTCTACTATATAAAGTATTATTCTTTAGGGGTATTAGGGGTAAAATATAATATATATAAAGAGAATCAATAACTTACATTATACCCCAGTACCTCACCCCGTATCACTTCTCATCAGGGTACCGGGGTATGCTGGCGGCTTCTGCGCCCGTGTGGTAACATACGGGAATGAATGGTGATATCCGTAATTTCCAGCTTGCGAAAGCTGAACTCATGCGAAGACTTGCGGAGCTGCACGAGCAGAAGTTTGTAACCGTAGGTATTCACGAAGATGCCGGTATGCACGCAGCAGAGCCGGGCGAGCAGCAGCGGACGATGGCTGAGATTGGTGCGCTCAACAACTACGGCGACCCGCACAACACGCTTAACGGTCACCCTGCACCAATCCCGGCGCGTCCCTTCCTCATCCCCGGCGTGGAGTCAGCATTTGGTGACATCACTGATGCGGTTGTTGAGGCGTTGGAATCAGACCTCAATCTGAATCAGGCGCTGGACCAGATGGGCGCATTTGCAGCAGGTGGTGTACAAACGTACATGACGGAGCTGAAGACCCCGCCGAACAGTGCGTACACGATTGAGCAGAAAGGCTCATCTAATCCGCTGATTGACACGGGTGCGTTAAGGGCTTCCATTACGTGGAAGATTACCGATGAGAAACCGGAGGAAGGTCTGTAATGGCTAACGGCTTATCAATGTCAGGTCACATTGATGCGGTATTTAAATCCGTGGACGCCACCTACATTCCTGCGGGTGGTGCATACGTTGAAGGTATCTGGACACCTGTTGCAATGGCACCCGTTACCGGTTTTCAGGTTAACGTGCAGCCCCTCAGCGATAAAGAGCTGGACTTCCTGCAGAAAGGCGGTGAGCGTATTCTTGACCCGCGCCGGATTTATGTTAATAACGGCGACCTTGACGCAATTCTTCTGGACGGCACATGGGTATTTCTTGGTCAGCGGTGGAAAGTGATTAAGACTGACAATCGCCCGTGGCGCAGGTACTGCAAAGTTATAGTGGACCGATACGATGACCAGCCTTGAAATTTTTAAAATCCTCCGCCCCATCCTCATGACCGTAACGGGTGTGCCTGAGTGTATCATGGCTGACCCTAACGCACAGGCTCCTCTGGGGCCTTATGCGAGCGTCAGAGTGCGTCAGGGTATCCGTGAGCGTGGTCAGGCTAACGTGCGTATCACAGACGTTCCTGTGACGCGTCAGGTACGCTACGACGTACGCGCACAGATTATCTGCGACGTCAGCGTGGACTTCTACCGCGGTGCAGCTATGGAATACGCTGAGAAGCTCAAAGAATGCCACAAGCGCCCGGACGTGCCATGGATTCTCATGCGTGCTGGGCTGGGCTGGGGCGGTACTGACGCGGTCAATAACCTCACCGCGCTGCAGTCCGGCAACTTTGAGCAGCGTGCGCAGATTACCGTGCGGCTTTACTATGAAGCTGTAGACATCGTTGATGTGAACAATATCGAGCGTGTTTCAGCAAGTGTTGAGAATGAAAACAGTGCGCTACTGCAATCCGTGGACGTAACTATCTCATCGTGATAAAATTTCGCCGTGTGCACACAATTACCTTGAGGTTTTTAAAATGTCATATGACGTAAGCCAGATTATTAGGATTAACACCAGAATAAGTCCGGCTGGATTACTGACGGCTAATTTTGGTAGTGCAATGCTCTTCGCCAAAAGCGATGAGCTGCCGTCCGGATTCGCTGCAGATACCTTCCGTACTTACAGCTCTCCTGCCGCTCTGGCTCAGGACTTCCCTGCAACCACCGAGACGTACAAAGCCGGTGCTAAATGGCTTGGTTCCACACCTGCTGTCCCGTCACTCACCGTGTGGGCCACTGATGTAGATGATGCAGCCATTACGGACACGCTCGACAAAGCGTTTGATAAAAACTGGTGGTACTGGACGCTGTTCACCTCAGATGTACTTGCTGCTCCTGCCGATGTGTTGCTGATTGCTTCATGGGCTGAGAACAATAATGTGATGTTCATTGATAACCAGACCGGTACCGCTGCGTCTGATATCCGTGACCCGGGTGTGACAAGTGACATTGCCACACAACTGACCACGCTGGGTTACCGCCACGTGTTTACTGCAGCACATGCGACCGATGCCTACGCGGGTACGGCTCTCGCTAAACATTTTGCCGCCGTTAACTACTCTGCGGACCGTTCCACCATTACGGGTGAGTTTAAAAAGTCCCCGGGTGTTGCTGCTGAAGACCTGTCCGATACCGCAACAGGTTCGATGCAGCGCGCAAGCAAGAAAGCAACCTTCTACAGCGTGCTGGACCTGCAGGGTTCGCTCGATAACGGTCGCTGGCTGAACACCATCACACACTCTACCTACGGCGAATATATTGATGACGTGGTCAACCTTGACGCGTTCACCAACTTCCTGCGTGTAGGACTGTACAATGCACTGGCGAACCAGACGACCAAGCTGCCACAGACACCTGTAGGTCAGGCTGTTCTGATTGGTGCAGCGAAACGCGTGTGTGAGCAGTTTGTGCGTAACAACTATCTTGGACCGCGCAACTATACCGACCCTGATACCGGTCTGGATGCGTACACGATTGGTTATGAGATTCTTACCAAACCTGAAGACATCCTGAACCTGTCAGATGCTGACCGCTCTGCGCGTCGTGCTGCACCTATCCGAGTGCGCATCTTCCGCTCCGGCGCTATCCACACTGTTGACGTAACTGTTGACGTTTATTAATACGGGGATTTAAACGATGGCTTTAAATAATTTCAGTACAGTAAACTCCGTAGTCACGGTCAACGGTCGCATCATTCAGGACTGGGGCGAAACCGCCACACCATACGTGGATGAACCGATTGACCCGCGCAGTACGCTGCGTCGTGGTCAGGGTGGTAATGCTGTACGTCTGGACCGCATTAACCCGGGCCGCCGTGTGACATTAAACCTCAACCCCGGCTCACCTGATTCAGCGTATTTGCAGGGTCTGTTTAACAGCGGCGCAAACATTGAGCTGACGTTTACACAGATTGGTACACTGGATGCTGCAGTAGGTGCAGAGGGTGTCATGGTGAACGATGGTCAGCGTGGCCGTGCCGGTACCACCATCAGTGATGACGTGTTTATCATCGAGTTCAACAGCTGGACCGCAACACGCGGTGCTGCTTAAATGATGAGGCCCCTTACGGGGCCTTTTACTTGGTTAACCATGTATGAATCAGTACCGGATTAATCATATCATCACGGCGGGGATGCTTTGGAGAATCGTCTGTTACGCAACACTGCTCCATCAAAAAATCAATGGCGTCTTGGTCATCGTCGCAACAATCCGCACTGACCACACTGTATATAGCTTTTTCATCATTTAAATGAAAATAGCACAGCGTGTTGTCAAGTACATCGATTGCTTTATATATCTGGTTCATCTTTGAACGTCCTCATCAGTTAATGTCCCACTACCCTACTCCACTCTGACGTAGTCGTCAACACCTTTCAATCGTCAATGGTTTCCTGTAAACTTTACCCATCAAAACAAGGGGACCAGACATGGCTTACGTAAAATCTTTCACCGTTGGTGACCTGACCGTTAATGCTGGCATGGCCAGTGCTGTGCAGCAGGATGAACTGCTTTCTTTACTCTCTTCCACTCTTTTATCCCGCGCAACAAATGCAGCGCAGCTGAATGCGGAAATGGGTGAGCAGATTCTTATTCCTATGTTTATGTCAATGCCTCAGCCGCTGAAGAAGCAGGTTGTGGGGTTGCTCACACAGAAGCTGGTTGTTGCAGGAACTGAAAATGCCGTCACGGTGAATGATTTTGGTGGTAAGATGGTGGAATGGAACACCCTTCTGTCACGCTTAATCCTGTGGAATCTTGAGGGTTTTTTCGTCTGGCTGGACAGCGCCGTAAAAAGCGTGCGTCCGGCTCAGGAAGACGAAGCAGTATAAACTGGTTCCTCATGCGACCCTGCACTGGCATCAACGGCCTGTGCCCGCCCTTTTGCACATGGGCACAGCTTAATGACGGAACCTACTCACTCGCAGATGTGGAAATGTTTAATCAGGCGATGGATGAAATGTTAGAGGCGGCAAATGGCTAATGTAATTACATCATTTCTCATCGGTCTGGGTTATGACTTAAGCGACCTGCGGCGCGGTGAGCGTGAAGCGAGTTCCTCCGTTGAGCGCGTCAAATCTGCGTCAGTACTTGCGGGTGCTGCTATCACATCTGCATTTGTGGGAGTGGGTAAGACTGCTATTGACACAGCTAATCGCGTCAATGACCTTCGCCTGAATACCAACCTTCTGTACACCTCCACACAATATGTAAATGATTACGGTAACGCTATCCGCTCACTGGGTGGTAACGCGGGTGATGCTGTCAGCGAGATTAGCCGCGTTGAAACGGCACTGAGCAATCTGCGCAACAAGGGTGATGCCTCGACATTTACCGACCTCTCCTATTACGGTGTCGATGTTCAGGGGCTGATGAAAGCGGAGTCTGGCGGTCAGTTTATGGAAGAACTGTCACGGCAATTCCCCGGACTGGACAGGCAGCAGCAGGCTGGTGTAGCTAATACACTGGGTTTATCCCCCGCCAGCGTGGAGTTACTGCGCAAGGGTAATGACGGTTATCAGCAGGTGCTCAACCATGTCCACGAGGTGGCAGGACTGAGTGATGACCTGATTGAAAAATCGAAGCAGTATAATCTTGCCATCGGTGAAGCGCAGACAAGCTGGCAGGGCATCGCTAACACCATCAGTACCGCCGTGCTGCCCGGTATGACGGACATTGTTAACAAAGGTAACGACATTCTTAAAGATGTTGTCAGACCCATGTCCGAGCGCGACCCTGTTGCAACAGGTGCCGGATTGTCGATGCTGGGCGCTGGTGCCGCAGGAACGGTAGCCGGTCCACTTTTAGGTGCTGCTGGTTTCAGCGGACTGGGTGGTGCAGCGGCGGCGGTAGGTGGTCCTCTTGCGTTAGCGGGTGCGGGCGTTCTCGGCTGGAACATGAACCAGCAGGACGTTAAAAACCTTACAGGTTATGAACTCCCGTCCTACCTGTGGGATAAGCAGGTGTTTGACGAATCGCAGGGTGACAGCGCTGGTGGACTGCTGCACAGTGGTTCTGTTCTGGATAAAGGCTGGCAGGCTGCTAAAGGTCTCTGGAATGCTGACCAGACTGATATTAAACGTATAACGGGTTATGAATTACCATCATGGTTATTTGAAAAAAACATGGGTGGTCAGGGTGCAGGACGAAGTGCTGCTGACTCTCTTGACCAGGATTATGAGGCACAGAAGCGAACCTATGTTGATACTTCAACCTATGCACCTGAAGCACGTGTGAATGATTATAACTCCGCTGCTGCAGTAGGTGAGGCTGTGGCTGAAAAGCTTTACGCTGTACCGCTTAAAGCGAATGTGAATGTGCAGAGTGATTTGCGTGTTGAGCTTGATGGTCGCGCACTGGACAGCAAGATTACAGAAGTACAGCAGCGTAATAACCAGATGACAGTGGATGATATGCAATCCACCACTGCGAGGTAATAATGAGCATTATCAACCTGTTCACTAAACAGGCTCCGACTATTGCGGGTTATCAGTTTGACGCCATTCTGGAGGACACGCTTGACGTCTCCGTAGAATGGACCGTTTACCCCGTGGAATCTGGCGTTAACGTTAATGACCATCGAATCATTCAGCCTGTTAAATGGTCCCTTACGGGTGCGGTAAGTAACAACCCGCTGAAGGTCCAGCTGACTGACTTCCTTGCTGGTGGATTGTCTAACCTTACAAATAATCCGTATGTTGCGGCTGTGGCGGGTCTTGCTGCAGGTTTCCTTGCGGGAAGCAATGAGACGCGTGCATCCACAACGCTTGAGTTTCTGATTAACCTGATGCGCACCGGTGAGCCTTTTGCGATTGACGCGGGTGACATACAGTTACAGAACATGGTCATCAGCCGCATCGGTCGCACCAAAGATATCAGTAACGAGCAGGGACTGATATTTGTGTGTGAGCTGCAGGAGTTAATTACGCTCCAGCGCCTGCAGAACTTATCGCAACCTGTGCAGAGTCAGCTGCGTGATGGCGACCCTGCGAAGTCGGGCATTGCGGGTGTGGTGCAGAAAGGGCAGCAGCTGGCGAAGGATGTTAACAACTCTGTCAGCACCTCTGTAAACAACGTACTGGATGGGATATTCTGATGCAGGAAATACCACTCTCCAATGGTTCAGCAAATGCACATCAGCAGTTCAGCCTGCAGCTGGGTGATAACTATCTGAGCTTTGAGGTTAACTACATTTCTTACACCGATACCCCCGCGTGGACGCTTAATATTAAACGTGATGCTACGCCGCTGGTGATGGGTGCAATGCTGGTACCGGGTGCTGATATCATTAACAGCTATCGGGCAGGTATAGGACGTTTTGTTTTTGTGGGTGATGAGGCCACGCTTGACAATCTCGGCATTGATAATCATCTGGTGTGGGTGGACGAATGACAGAGCGCCGTCTTTACAGTGTTATCATAAATGGTGAGACGTACATCAGCGACAGTGACGCGTATCAGTTTCGCGTGGTGTTTGATATTGACATTAACCCGGGGGAAACGCTGGCGTTTGGTGACTTTCGCATTTACAACCTTGCGAAAACCTCAATAGTTGATGCGGGGTCGTCCATTGAATTCCGTGCGGGCTACACTAACCGCGTAGATACTATTTTTAAAGGCTATGTGACTAATACATTCCGTGAGCGTGACGGTGCTTCCACAGTGCAGCGATTCCTGTGTAAGTCAGGCGACCCGGTCAATGACAGGGGTTCTGCTAACTCCTCTTACAGTCAGGGCGTGCAGTTACTGGACGTCATCAAAGACCTCGCCAAACAATGGCCCCGCCCTCTGGATATCAATGAAGCAGATTTTGCGGGTATAAGTCTGACCAGTGGTTATCGCGTCGAGGGTGATATTCCTCAGACACTGAATAAGCTGGCGTATGCTCATCAGTTTGACTGGTTGCAGGACAGGGGAAGACTGGTTATTACGAAGCGCACCACACCGCGCCAGACCCCTATTACAGAGGTTTCGCAGTTTACCGGTATGGTAGGCGTACCAGAGGTTACAAGAGGCCCCAATGGTCTCGGCGTGTACGTCATTAACCGGCTGGACCCTTACTTCCGGATTAACGGTCGCATCAACGTTAAATCAGAGTTTCAGAGCTTTAACGCCGGTAACCTTTTCGTTGTGGGACTGGCGGGTGATGCACAGGCGTCTGGTGAATATAATATTTTTGCGCTCAGACATCGCGGGGACTCACACGGAAACCTGTGGGTGACTGAAATAGACGGACTTCGCGCCAACTCCGCACCGGCAACAGGTGCAATGTCCAGCGGCTCCATCGTGTGGGGTGCACGTGTTACTCAGGAATTCCGCGTGCGCGTACGTGAGATTGCCAGCAACCTGAACATAGACCCATCGTGGCCGATGGCTGTCATGGGTTTTGAAACTGGTTACACATTCAGCCCTTCAATTAAAAATCCGGGCAGCAGTGCTACAGGACTGATTCAGTTTGTGAAGGGTACGGCAGAGTCTCTCGGCACCTCCACAGTGAAACTTGCCCGCATGACAGCGGTTCAGCAGCTGGACTATGTTGAAAAATATTTCAATCAGTACAAAGGAAGAATTAATAATCTGGGGGATTGTTACATGGCGGTTTTCTGGCCTGCCGCAATTGGTAAACCAGACAGCTATGTGATTGCCACATCACCATCCCGCACTTACAACGCCAATGCAGGACTGGATATTAACCGTGATGGTACTATTACACGCGTTGAGGCTGTAGCGCGTGTCAACGATTCATATCGTCGTGGTCAGCAATACGCCAAATAAAAAAAATGCCCCAGTTAAGGGGCAAACGGATAGCAGAGCACAACGGCCTGGTATTACGGTGAGAGTGTGACTTGCGCCCTTTGATGTTTCACAACATTAGTGACGCACATACTTCACACTCTCACCGTAATACTCCGGTCTCTTCCCGGACGCCAACGCTTACCGCCACAGTGCGTACCCTGTCATGAAGGAACATCGCAACCCGGCTGACGAATTATATCATTAATCACTGCGCTACAACGTGACAAGGAGCTTCACAGCTGACAGTGTGATTCACATTCGCTGAGTGATGCCGCATAAGATAAATCCTAACGTATAATTGACGTGACTGTCAAGTGTCAATCCTGTATTATTTTACGCATGGATTAGCTGCGGGGAATTTTATGACCAGTAATACAAAACGTGCGTCCGGCTCACAGGTGCAACGCGTTGCATTTACTGAGAATATGAAGTCTGTTTATACGGCAATTCCCGGACACGTGCTGGCTTTTGACCCCAAAACGCAACGCGCTCAGATTCAGATTGGCATACAGCGCGTGGACATCAACGGCATTTCGTGGATTCCCGCACCCATCGTTGATGTACCGGTGTGTTTCCCCGGCGATGATTATGTGCTTGAGTATGAAATAAAACCCGGCTGTGAAGGTATCGTGCAGTTCAGCCAGCGCTGTATTGACGGCTGGAAACAGACAGGTGGTACAGCGGATAACCCCGAAGGTCGATTCCACGACTCGCAGGACGCCATGTTCGTGCCGGGTATTCGCTCCCTGCCCAATGTGGTTAAGGCGTTCAGCAACAACGGTATTAAGCTGCGTAACGCTGAAGCTACACAGTATGCGTGGCTCAAGAACGATGGGTCTGTTGCTTTTGGTAACAGTCAGGCCAGTGTGAATATTGCAGCAAACGGGCTGGTAAATATCGTGAACGCATCCGGCTCAATACAGTTGCTTGCCAACGGTAACGCGGTGATTAACGGTGTTGTTTTCACACCGCAGGGTCGCATTACCGCACCTGCCGGGGGCGGGTTTACCGGCTCCACAGGTATACCTTATGAATCACATCGTCATGATGAAAATGGTAATATCACGGGGACACCTCGCATATGACAGTACGTAAACTTGATGAGAATAGTGATATTGTTACTTCTGGTAAGATATTCACCTCTCAGGCTGATGAAATTGCTCAAACCATCCGCACACGCTTGCGCCTGTTTCTGGGTGAATATTTTCGTGATATTACGGATGGTACACCGTGGTTTGAACAAATACTCGGTAAAAATGTTAACATGTCAGCACGTGAGGCGGCGTTACGTAATCGTATAGCCAGCTCACCGGGTGTGATTCGGCTGATTGCTTTTAATGTTAACTTTCCAGATGTGAATGCACGCTCCCTTACGGTCACGGCAAGCGTCCTGACCCAGTATGGACCTGTTACGGTGACTGAAAACAATGGCTGAAATTAATGAAAAGGGTTACTCACTTAAATCAGTAAATGACTGGTTTGAAGAAGAGCGTCAGTTGTATCTGGATATTGACGCGTCGTGGAATATCGACCCTTCAACACCAGACGGGTTAAAAATTGCACACGACTCTGAGGTGTTTGGTGCGCTCGATGAACTTATTCAGCAGGCTTACAACTCTAAAGACCCAAATAAAGCCAGCGGTCATGACCTTGAAATCATTGCAGCACTTACCGGTGCAACACGCAGCGAAGGTACAAGCTCAAGTGTCAATAATTTTATTCTGACAGGTGTACCCGGCACAATTGTACCCGCTGGTACGCGGTTTGAATCTGCCACCACGGGGACGCGCTGGGCGCTTGAGCAGACGTGGACGCTCAGTGACGCAGGAATTGCAAGTGCCACTATCACATCTTCCATCACAGGTCCAGTACAGGCTGACGCTAATACGATTACACGTATCATAGATACTGTTGGTGGTCTGACGTCTGTGAACAACCCTTCACCGGCAACGCTTGGTACAGGCGTTGAGTCCGACAGTTCGCTACGTGTTAAACGCGCGACTGCTGTTGGTCGTCCGGGTAATAATCAGATTGATTCCATGCTGGGTGAGATTTTTGCAGTGGATGGCGTACGCCGTGTGAAGGTATATGAAAACGATACAAACAGTTCAGCCGTAAGCGTGGATAATCCTTACGGTTTGCCCCCACACAGCATATCACCTGTGATAGATGGCGGCTCTGATATGGATGTGGCGATGGCGATATATCTGAAAAAAAACCCAGGCGTGTTACTTAATCAGGTCGGTACACCCGTTAGCGTCGATATCACTTCGCCGACCTATCCTGACAATGTTAAAACAATACGCTTCAGCCGCCCGGTGTATGTCGATATGGTAGTAAACATTGTTATTAAAAATGACGGGACGTTACCTTCCATTGGCGTAATTACCCCAATGATTCAGCAGGCTATTGTTGAGTTCGCTGCGGGAGACCTGATTCCGGACGATGTGGGCTTTAAGATTGATGGGTTTGATATTGGCGAGACAGTACCTTACACAACCATGTTCACGCCGATAAACAAAGTGATAGGTGCTTATGGGAATTCATATGTACAGACACTGACAATCAATGGGGCGTCAACCAATACGCTCATTGCTTACAACCAGTTATCACGCTGGAGTTCGTCTAATATCACGGTGACATTCGCATGAATATACCTGACAGGATTTATGCACAGTATCGCACTAAGCCTAAAGCCGTTGCATGGTATAACATTACCCGGAATCTTGCTGAGCAGCTGTCTGATGCTGCACAAGCAGTAAGGGTAATGTATGAGATAGATACTGCTGTAGGTGCGCAGCTTGATATTCTCGGTAGAATTGTTGTTATTCCACGTAACTTCATACAGCCTGTCGATATTATCCCTACTCAGTTTGCAGCGTCTGGTAACGACCCAGGTGAATTCGGTGACCGGTCTGACATGTTTGGTCCTCTGTCTTCAGACTCAAATGCACAAATGAGTGATGACCTTTACCGGCTCGTTATAAAATCTAAAATTATAAAAAACAATTCAGATGCAACAATTGAATCAATCCTTTTTGGTATGAATTTTTTACTACCAAACGCGCAGGTTTTACGTATAACTGATGCAGAGGATATGTCATTTACTATAGAATTTTATGGTAATATATCCGAAGTTGAACGGTACGCCTTGCTGAATGCACAACTTGTGCCAAAACCGCAGGGAGTAAGATTTAGGGGTTTCCTTGAAGGTTTCGACTATGTTCAGGCGGGCGATGATACAGAGCAGTTTGGTGACACATACGCTGAATTCGTTGGAACAATAGCTGGAGAATAACTTAATGGCTTTGAACCGCAGTAACAAGTATCCGGGTCGTTTTTTATCCCCTACCACACTGCACCCACAGGGTGCATTTAAAAACAGGACATCTCCCACATCTCAGGATGGCTCATATCTCGAAGCAGACTGGATGAACGACATTGATGGCTTCTTTGCGAGAGCATTGAACATAGCAAATGTCACACCAAATGGTAATGTGGATGACGGCTCTTCAAGTCAGTTGTTTGATGCGGTTGTGGCAGCTACCCCAGGGAGATTGTTGGATGTTAAAACAATCACATCTACAACAGTCTATGTCCCCACAACTGGTACAAAAACACTAATTGTTGAATTAATAGGTGGCGGTGGCGGTGGTGGTAGTAATGCAGCCACTATTAACAGCGGTGTTTCGGTTGCTGGTGGCGGTGCTGCTGGCACTTATGCTGTAGCAAAAATGGCAGCTGGTAGCTATGTTGCTAACGTTGGTACAGCCGGAGTAGGTGCTTCACCATCAACAAATGGTTTAGCAGGTGGAGCAGGTGGAGCGACTACTTTCAACGGTGTTACTGCTCCCGGAGGCCCCGGAGGCCCCGGAGGTAATGTAATTACAGCGTTACCGCAACATGGTGATATTGGTTCTGCGGGCAGTGCCGCAACCGGACCGGGAATACTTTTTTCCAAAATGGGTGAAACCGGTGAGCGTTCTCTGGCCTTGAACTCACTTTACGTACTGGCTGGAGGCGGTGGTCATAGTATATATGGAACAGGTTCACCCGGTAGAGGCATCAAGATGACACCAAACGCTGCAACTGGATTTGATGCAATCGGAGGATACGGCGCGGGCGGCGGCGGGGCTTGCTCTATAACAGGTTCCGCCGGCGTGAGTTCCAAAGGTGGTAACGGTACCGGCGGCATTATCATTGTATGGGAGTATGCATAATGGCTAACGTTGCATTTGCAATAATTGTAAACGGCATTGTAATTAATAAAATTGCTTTCGACAGCGTGGAAAGTGGGGAAAGCTTTAATTTCGATAATTTAGGAATCGAAGGTGCAATCGGTGTGTATGTCCCTGATGATATTTTTGTAGACATGGGCTATTCATACGCAGATGGTAAGTTTGCAGCGCCACCGCCCCCGGAACCTACCCGGGACGATTACATTCGAGAAGCCGAGAATAAAAGATATTATTTGCTTGACGAAGCTAATAATTTTTTCAACTCATGGCAAACCAGACTTCTCATAAGCCTTGCATCTGATGACGAAAAAGACGCTCTGTCAGCTGCGGAGAAAAAAACATTAACAGAGTGGGTATCATATATGGAAACACTGAAAGAAATAGATGTTTCTAAAGCCCCTGATATAAACTGGCCGAGCACCCCAAAATCATGACCGTTGACGACATCATTAACGCCACACTCAAGGCTGAAGGCGGGTACGTGAATGACCCGTCTGACAAAGGCGGTGAAACTAACTACGGTATCACTGTAGGCACGGCACGTGCAAACGGCTATAAAGGCTCAATGCGCGACCTGCCTCTGCAAACCGCTAAAGATATTTACCGCAATGAATATCTGGTCAAGCCGGGATTCAGTAACTTCCCATCTGTGGTTGCTGCTGAGTTGTTTGATACCGGCGTTAACATGGGTCCGTCTACAGCTACCAAATTCCTGCAGCGCGCCATTAATGCGCTGCAGGGCAGCGGTCTTGCCGTGGATGGCAAGATGGGTCCCGCTACGCGTAATGCTGTTGCAGTGTATCTCGCGTCACGCAGTAACGCTGAGACTATCCTCGTGAAAGCGCTGAACTGTCTGCAGGGCGTACGCTATATCGAACTGGTTGAAGGAAACGTATCACAGCGGCGCTTCATCAACGGGTGGTTCTCACGTGTGGAGATTTAATATGTTCTACTTTTCAGCCTTCGTGGCGGGGATTGTCATTGTGCTGTTTATCGCTCATAAATACACGCGGCTACAGTTTGTCGCTCATGCCCGACTATTATGGAAGACTTGGTCAGTGTGGCTCATCGGTGCCGGTACCGCACTGGGTGTGTATCTGGCCGCAGCACCTGACGCACTGGTGCAGGTGTGGCTGATGCTACCACCCGACCTGAAAGCCCAGCTGCCGGTCAACGTGGCACAGTACATCAGTTATGCGCTCATCACACTGGGCGTCATCTCCAAGTTTATCAAGCAGCCTAAACTGGATGAGAAGCGTCAAGAACTGGAGAACAAAGATGAATGATGTATGGGGATGGCTCGGTGGTGCTCTCTTTATGATTGTGAGCATCGCTGGCGCATGGCTCAGCGGTCGCAGTAAAGGTAAGAGCGCTGCAGAGAGTAAAGCTGCGCAGGAAAAGGCACAGGCATCCGTAGCGGCGCAACAGGCTGTTACGCAACGTCAGTCAACCGTGGTTAAAGAGGCGTCAAATGCTGAACAGAAAGTTGCTAATTCTACCGATACTGATGTTGATAACGAGCTGCTCAACAAATGGCAACGTAAAGACTGACCCCGTAGTTGTGGACACAGCGTGTAACTGGGTACAGCCGATTACGGTCACGGCAAATGATGTGAAAGTGCTGGATGTTCGTACGAAGCGTGCAATCCTTGCACACAATATGAAATGGGAAGCTAATTGTTCTTCCGGGTCATAGCGTCACGGTCGCGCGGGTCCAGTTCAAGCTTTTGCTCAATCAGCGTCAGGCGCACGTTCTGTGAGTCCTGACGCTGCTTTATCCCTTCCATCTGCGAGTAATTCCACCCCAGCAGGCCAAGCGTTGTTGGCAGGAAGAGCGTCACCGCAATCATGATACCGGTCCAGATTTTGGAATGCAGGAAAACAGTCTTGCTGATATCGTTAATCTGATTCTGGTGTGACGTCAGGAGCACATTAAGCTCTCTGATACCCGTTGTTACTGCCAGCTCAACACGCTCAACGTGTTCTTTTGTGAATTTATTATCATTCTGAGCAACCAGCAGCTGTTGCACAGCCTGACTCAGCTGACGCATATCCTGTCGGAATTCGCTGACGTCTTCTCGCAACGCTTCTATTTTGTCGGTGCTCACAATAATCTCGTCCACGATTTTTCCAGTTATTAATCTTAATGATAACTTAATCATGACCGAGAGGCAACGAACTGGCAATGAGAGTAATCTTAGTGAGGGGTGGGCCTCATAAAGACAGCCCGAACGAGCGCAGGGGTTCATTTGAGAAGGGGTAGCACTAGCTTCTCTGTTTCTGTAATGTACCACTGGTAATTGAGTGCTGTCCAGTCAAAGTCTGATGCATCCGCGCACTCAGTAACACGGTAACCGGCACACAGGGAGGACTCACGTACTGCATCATGCTTACTGCGACTCTTGGTGTGAATACGCTCGTCCCATGGAGTAGTGGCGCTATCAAGGTCGCCGCTCTGCCCTGCTATCTCCCGCATCACCGCATAGTACACGTCATCCTTCACGCCATTCTTGCGCTTCCACGTACCCGGCTCACCTGTTGGCGGCATTTTCTTAACCAGTGAGCCACCATTACGGCTGATGAAGTAACGCGTGGTGTTCTGCATCTGCTGTTCAACACCCCACTCCGTCCAGCGCATTACCAGTGTGGCGGCTCTGGGCACTTTAGCACGCAGCATAAAGTCGAACGGGTCGCGGTGACTGGTGATAAACTCACGGATGTCCTTATCGTGTACCAGCGCCGCTTCCGCAGCCATGGGTACAATCATCGCAGACGGGTCCTGATGGTACATGTAGCGGTATTCATACGCTCCTTTGCGCTTAATTTTCATATTTCCAAGACTCCCTGCTTGCATGGTTTGGGTGGTATCCAAAGTCCTTTTCGGCCTGTTTTCTAACGCGTATCGCTTCTGACTTGTCTTTGTAAGTTCCTAAGTCGTACCGAATGCCCTGATGAGAAATGCGCGCCAACCAATTGTTACCGTTTCGCGTTACTCCGCGACAGCCCGAGGTATTATCCTTTCGTTCGCCTTGGTTTCTTGAGTTCTCAAAAGCGTCGACTAAACGTAGATTGCAAAATCTGTTATCTTTCCTGTTACCATTGATATGGTCTATTTCACCATCCGGATGTTTACCAGTTTGATGAAACCATGCGAGACGATGAACAAGGAAATACAATCCACGTATATTAACCCAGTAGTATCCGCGATTATTAGTTTCAGTTATTGGTATATCACAAGGTTTACACTGTCCCTTGCTGAAGTATCGTTTGATTCTTCGCATAACCCCTGTGGTTGGTTCATATGCGAAATGTTCCTTGAAATACAAAGTCGTCAGCTCTTCACGGGTTTTAAATTTCCATTGCATAATTTATACCATTGCGATTTGATTCATGAGTACTATATCACTGCGAAAGGTTTAGTCAATAGTGATTAAATAATTGTTGACGTCCCTCTGATACAGTGACTTGACGATATCGGTTTCAAGACCGAGCATTGTGTCCTTTTCCCATTGCTCGCTGATGGACTCAACCAGATTGTCATATATAGCCGGATAGTATATGACGGCGCCGTCAGTGTTCGTTTGCGGTATAACAATCTCCGGCACTTGAGTAAGTAATCTGTCTACCAACATAGCCAGGCAAAGCTGCCCCGTGATAGTAATACTCAGTAAGCATTTATGGTCGCAGAAAGGACTGTACTTACTTCCCATGTTGCCAAAAGTGCCGTTGAGTGCAAGTTTCAGCGTGGCATCGACAATCTTATCGCCCGCTCGTTTTGCGTCCCGTCGCTTAAAGAAAAGCTGCTCATATACATCACAGAATGTTTCCCCAAGGTGCTCTGGAAAATATCTGTTTTTGATGCTTATCGAGGGATACATGCTCGTAACATCTTTATTTTTCAGTAGATATTCTTGAGATGAATGAAACACGCAGTTGGGAATCCCACTGTGGATACCCCCTAACCCAAAGGAGTATTCAACATCATCCACCACCACATTCATATCGTTAAACACGCCTTTGGTGGTGAGTAGTTCATCTTGTTGTTTCTTACTGAGGACAACTGCACGCATGCGTTCCAGAATGTGGTTAAATTCAGGTCGTGTAAATTTGATGTAAGGTGGAATGCAATCAGCAAGTTCAATGCGTTCGCGAATTGTTGCACCAGAACAACGGACGCCAGCCTTTTCGAGCTCGTTGACAAAAATGTCTTTACCAATCTTCGTATCAGGGTGGTTCATAAAGTTCTTACCGTATGTAGCGGTCAGCTCCTCACGGAACTTAATCTTGTCCAGACAGCGCACATAAAATTTCAGCGTCTCACGCACGTCGTGTTTGTTGTATTCAATCAGTACATCTTTCTGTGTGTTATCCAGTATTGCGCCCACGGGGAATGGCAGGTCTTTGACGTTATGCGAGCGCATACCCACTTCAAGCGCCTTGAGGCTGGTGCGGCGCGCCTTGTTATCAAAGTGGTTAATTTTGTACAGGTCAATCTGCTGAAAAATCTGGTCGCGGTCCCACACCATGTTGGCCCAGCTGTTCTCGTTATTCGACTCTATAACCTGCTGTGCTTTGGCGAAGATTTGTTGTGGAGTTACACCCGCGTGCTGCTGGACCAGCCAGTGAATGATGGGGTAGTCGAATTCAAGGTTGTTGAAGCCTATACCACGCGCGCCGGAACGTCCGAGGTTGTGCACCATATCCACAATGGCTTGCCAGTCGTTACGGCGGTCAGAAATTTCGTACATAAATTCCATACCGGTTGCAGCGTGGATGAAGCAAACCGTGAAAGTATTCTCAAACGTCTCGATATCGTATCCCCAGTCGCGTGGGTCAACCGGTGCAGGGCTGGAGAATGCACTGTCAGCGCCGCAGTGCGGGCATTTGTTCAGGTCAGCGGGATATGTTTTACCACAGGTCATATCCTCACACCTGTTGAGATAGTTCATGCTCGGTCCTCTCAATGAGATAAAAGCCCCTTTTCGGGGCTTAAGGTAATTCTTTAATCATTTTCCGTGTTGCGGTGTAATGATAACGAGTGTTCCGATTACTATTAAATTTTAAACAAACACCGCGAGCCAATGCTCCATCTTCGTAAACACCTTCGATTTCAAAAAACTTGGAAGGCGCACTTGTTGAAGCGAATCTCGAAGTCATGGGGTGTTTTCTTACAATCCACACATGTGACACCATACCCTACCCCTTCGTATACCCGCCGTCTTTAACAGGTTTGTTCAGTCCGTGCCGGTTGATGTACTCCCGGCGCTTTTCTTCAGTCTGACGTGTAGCACGCTCCAGCTCGTTCAGCTTGTCGTCAAAACTGCGCAGTTTGTCAGTGTGTTGACACATAACGGTACCCCTTGAGATAACCCCGGCTCACACCGGGGCGATATGGTTAAGCGCGTGGCAGCGTGGCAATCACTTCTTCGGTGTAACCGGGGAAGCTCAGCAGCTGTGACTTGGTGTAAATCGTGCCGTTCACGTTGTACTTCTCTTCCGGCGCATTAACCAGCAGGTCAGTTGCCGGAGGTGGCGGTGGTACTGCGCCCGGTGCCTGAGGTGGTGTAACAGGTGCTGGTGCGCCACCGAATACAGATGCTGCGTCAGGACCACTGCCCTCACGAATAATCGCTTCACCCGGACGTGACAGTTCCAGAAGGTTAGGGTTCAGGTAAACGCCCGGTGACTTAGCTGGCTTGTTACCTTTCGCCACGATGTTCACGCGGACATAGTCGCCAAGTTTAATCGCATTAACGTCCTGAATCGCATCAAGCGGGCTGTACTTGCCCACGTGGTAGCACGGATATGGGATACGAGTCGTCAGGTTCAGCACCCAGTGACCGCGCTTGTACTGGTCGGTATTTGGTGCGATACCGTTCTTGTTAGGAATGTCGCTGTCACCATCGACAACCTTAAAGGAGAAGTCAGGACGCCGCGTGGTAGCTGAGTCGTAACCATTCTCAGCATCTAAAGCAGCCATCATGATTTGCTTACCCCAGTCGGTATCTTTCCAGCCAGCTTCCGGACCTTTGGGGATTGCGATACCAATGTAAACTTCTTTTACAGGCTGACCATCTTTACCAATCAGAGGCTGCTTGGTCACATCATCTGTACGTGTGTTTTGTTTGATTGGGTGACCGTGAATCAGGCGAGCAACTGGGGTAACGAAAGTAAATTGAGCCATCTTGTAAATCCTCTCTGCTAATTTTCAGTGCGGACCGTTCCGCCTCTGTGTGATGTAATATAATTGAGTCTGACGCACTCGTCAACGACTAAATACCATTTTTATTCCACGTTCTGTTACCGGCTCCAGTTTGACACCTGTTGCAGGCGTTTCGGCGTACTGCTCAACTACCGTCGGGTCTATACCTTTCTTGATACACTGTGCAGGCGTGTCCAGTTCTACCGGCTTACGCAGGTTCTGTCCCATCAGGTCACCCATCATAATGACCTGCTCAACGGGTATCTCTTTCTTCCAGCGTTTACGACCATACGTGGGTTTGGCGCTGTAGAACGGCACATGCTGTCCCTGCTTAATCTCGTGCAGAGCCTGCTCCTCCAGACCACTAAGCCGCATTTTAATCATCTCCTGCGCACGCTGTAGAAGCTTTAACTCCACGCCGAGACTGTGACCGGACAGCGTGTGAGTCTGCAGCTGTGCCACGTAGTCGATGTTGTCATAGCCGGTACGCTGCAGTGCGTCACAGTTGGCACGCGCTGTACAGTTCTTACAGTGTGGTCCGGGTGTGCAAAGTGGTGAGTCACCCAGTACGAGAGGTAACACAGCCAACAACTCATCACGATAAGGTAGTAATTCATCGAAAGTAAATGCCCATTTACGCAGTGTTCCTTCACTATGAAACCCACGGGGTTGTGAAATACGAATTTCGATGACGTCAGGAATTACAGCACCCGTTTCAACCAATGAAAGTGCGTAAATTATGGTTGGCCAGTGCTCAAAAACTTCAACGAGACTATGACCAAACTTCGCATCCCATATAACTAATGTGCAGCTTTGTGGTTCGAATACCCAACAGTCAGGAATAACAATCCATCCGGGTAAATAGTTATCCAGTTTTATAGCCTGCTCCACGTGGATGTGCTCACGCGGTATCCCATGACTGTTACAGTAGCCCCACACATCGTTGTAATACTCACGTGCTGCTTCAAACAGTTCCTGTGTGATAACAATACCATCCTGTGACAGACTGCCAACAATGTCGCCGAACGGTTCGTTGCGGAACAGCTTCTGTGCAACCTCGTGGCAGGCACGCCCCTCCAGCTTACTCTGCGACAATTCCCCCGGCGGACCGGGATGTAATTTTTGGGACTTGTAGGAGCCGTGGCACTTCATCCACTGCAGCGCGTCGGATGCTTTGGGGAGTTGTTGATTGCTCATATTTTTAATACCAACTTTGGGTGGTTGACGATAAAATTTGTAAAATCTTCTTGATTTTGAATGTGAAAAGGTGAATGTGGTGTGTGTTCATCACCATTTAATTTCGCATACTTGATGAGCATTTCACTGATGAATGACATGAATTTGGAATTACGTACCATGCCTTTTTCTTTACATTCAGTGAGAAAATTAAAAGCAACAAAACGTGGGTTTAATTCTTCAACTTTTGCAGTTTCAACAATTAAATCCGCATAAGCAATTTGACGCATTTTGATGTTTGGACAACCAACTTTTTGAGCGAAAAAATGAGTACCACCATTGTTCTTTTTTGACTCAGCGTAGAAAAAATATTCAACACTTTCAAAAGTAAATTTATCACCAGCTTTCATTTTGTTGCCCTCAGTTTGTTGTCTATGAACTGACTATACTCCCCTATTGACGAACTCGTCAACATTAAATTATAAAAAAAATCCCGGCTAAATTGCCGGGACCGTCTCACTCCCCCAGATGCGCTTTAACGCGTGCAATAAATGGTCCGGTGTGTTCCAGCTGTGTGTTCAGGTCCATGATGCTGCTCAGTCCCATATCCGCAATAATCTGGTCAACATCTGGTGAGGTAATACGCCCGTGACGCTCAGTTAGAAACTGCATCACCTGTGGGAAGGTGTAATCGGGTTCCAGACCGAGCATTTCGTCCACTTCCTGCACAGTTGCAAATACTGGCGGCGGTGGCGGAGCCGGGATAGCTGCAACCTGCTGTTCAGTTACCACACCTGCATCCACGTGGAAGTCATCGCCCGGTGGTGTGACAGCTGGTTCGGGGATATCGTTCATACCCTCAGCAGTTTCTGCGGCGTAGTGTTCCGGGTCAATGTCATCCTTCTCGCTCTCGCGTTGGGATTCGCAAATTTCAACTTTCACATCGTTAACGTACATGGTCCAGTCGTCATCTGTCATATCCTTTGGCTTACGACGCAGACGCCACGACCCATCCGCATTCAACGCTTTGCTGGCAGAGTGAATACGTTCGTCCCACGGTGTGCCGGTTGAGTCGGCGGTGGGTGGTACCCAGCTTTTAACCTGTTCAGACAATTGTTTAGCTTCTTCCACCGCGTCACACATTAACGCATCGACTTCTAATTGTGGTGATAAATAATTAGCACACTCTCTTAACCGTGCAGCAGATGACCCTGGCTGGTTTGTGTCGATACTGACACTGTACAACACTTCCCTGTCACGCGACTCTTTACCCGGCGCACCGCGTGCTACAGCAATCTCTTCCAGTGCCTTAGCCATTGCGCGTAATGCCACGTGGTCACCATTTGGGACGCTAATTTTAATCTGACTCATTTTATTCTCTCTTGTGGGTTGCGTTGAGAAGGATTGTGACGTAATCTGACGCTGTCGTCAACACAATGAGGAAAAGAAAATGAGAGAAGAAATGAGACAGAAGATTGAAGAACTGGAACAACTGGTGGAAGAAAGACGTAAGTTTATTTTGAATGGTGTTGAAATGGGTTACATAAGGTTACCTGATAACAGCACAATGGACCCAGCTACAGGTGTGTACAAACGCTGTTTGACCAAAACTGAAGCTATCTTATGCATGAAATGTAAAGGGACTGGTTTTATGGATAGTGGCGGAACTCAACCGTGGGGTGAGTCAATACTTGTTACTTGCGATTGTCAATTTGAAGAGGATGACCCTGAACATGATAACCATTAAACAACTGCACCGTCCCAGTTACGGCTGGTACAACTCGACAAGTAAGAAAGATAAGTTCTTCATCAATGGTGTGGCTGTACCGCCATACGTTGCAGCGCGGTTCATCCGTAACGCCCGGTGCATTGAGTCGAACGTTAACCGCAAGATTTATGTTATTGACCCTAACCACGGGGTAAGGTAATCTTGCGGTCTTTACTACCGGATAAGGAAAACATGATGCAGTTAAGACCCTACCAGCAAAAACTGGTGAACCAGTTGAACGAATATTGGCAACAAAACCCAAACGGCAAAGCTCTTGCTGTTTTAGCAACAGGCGGAGGTAAGTGTCTCGGTAAGGGAACACCTGTTTTGATGTATGACGGGTCTATAAAACCCGTGGAAGATGTCCTGTTAAATGATTTAATCATGGGTCCCGACAGTAAACCTCGTCGCGTGTTATCTCTTGCGCGTGGACGTGAACAAATGCACAGGATAACACCCGTAAAAGGAGACCCTTACGTTGTTAACGAAAGTCACATCCTGAGTCTCAAAAGGACAAACACCGGTAAGGATGACCGTGCTGGTGAAATAGAGAACATCTCAGTTCGTGACTATCTGACTAAAAGCAAGCACTGGAAGCATCTTTACAAAGGTTGGAGAGCATCGGTTGACTGGGATGAAAAACAGTTCGACCCTATTCTACCCCCTTACTTACTGGGGCTATGGCTTGGTGATGGTAGTTCGCGAGCTGCGGCCATAACAACAGCAGATAGTGAAATAGTAGATTACCTCTACGATTATGCTAGTAAAACGGGACACCGGGTTAGGAAATACCACAACCGACCTGACAACAAAGCCTGGACTTACTTTTTACCGCGTGATGGTAAACACACGGGGTCCATGCTTTCGGCGTTAAGAAAATATAATCTGTATCTTAACAAGCATGTTCCGGACGCTTACAAAATTACATCGAAGCTTGTTCGTCAGCAGGTGTTGGCTGGACTGCTCGATAGCGATGGATATTTACACAATGGTCATTTTGATGTCGTCTTGAAAGTTAAGAAGTTAGCAGAAGACCTCACTTTCATTGCTCGTTCACTAGGGTTCTCTTGTTACATGAAGCTCTGTAAAAAAAGCTGCCAAAATAATTTCACGGGTGATTACTGGCGCATGACTATCAGTGGGGATTTTTCTGAGTTACCTTTTATTCGCAACAGACATAAAGATAACGTCAGAGAAAGAAAGCAGAAGAAGTCAGTCTTGGTGACAGGTATCAAAGTCGAACCACTTGATGTCGATGATTATTACGGATTTGAAATCGATGGTGACAGATTGTTTATGTTGGGTGATTTTACCGTCACACATAATACAGTGATTTTCTCATCCATCATCGCTGCTGAAAAGGGTGGCACATGCGCTATTGCTCATCGTCAGGAACTGGTCAGCCAGATGAGTTTAACGCTTGCTCGTAACGGTATCTATCACCGCATTATCGGTGCGAATCAGACTGTTAAAAACTGCGTGCGTATCCACATGGATGAGCTGGGTAAGAGCTTTTATGACGCCGGAAGCAAACACGCGGTTGCCAGCGTGGATACAATAATCAGGCGGGGTGACAGCCTTCAGAACTGGTTACCTTCGGTGAAGTTATGGGTCATGGACGAAGCCCACCACGTACTCAAAGATAATAAATGGGGTAAAGCGGTACAAATGTTCCCTAATGCTCGCGGATTAGGGGTTACTGCCACGCCAATACGTGCTGATGGAAATGGTTTAGGTTCTCACGCTGACGGTGTGTTCGATGAGATGATTGAAGGTGTGGGAATGACCGAGCTTATACAGCAGGGATTCCTGACACAATATAAAATCTACGCTCCACCTTCTACTTTTCATCGTGAACAGGTTCCTGTAAGCCAGTCAACAGGTGATTTCAGTCTGGATAAAATGCGTCAGGCTGTAGCTGGTTCGTCGTTAATTGCTCACGATGAGAAAACAATTACCGGCGATGTTGTTGCGCACTACCTGAAAATAGCAAAAGGTAAACTGGGTGTAACGTTCGTACCGGATGTTAAAGCTGCGGAAGAAGTTGCAGAGCAGTACAACGCATCAGGCGTACCGGCTGTCGTAATCAGTGGGACAACACCTGACCTTGAACGTTTCGCAATGCTTCGCAAGTTCACGAATAAAGAAATCCTTCAGATAGTAAACTGTGAGGTTCTGACAGAAGGATGGGATTGCAAAGGTGTTGAGGTGGTCTCATTTGCACGCCCTACCGAATCGTACAGCCTGTTTAGCCAGTGCTTTGGTCGTGCGCTACGCCCGTGTGAAGGTAAGCCTCACGCAATAATACTCGACCACGTGGGTAACGTACTCCGTCACGGTCTGCCCGATGCACCACGTGAGTGGAGTCTGGACCGCCGTGAGCGACGCAGTGGTAAGAGTGAGCCGAGTACCATCCGTGTATGTACAGCCTGCACCGCTGTGTACGAGCGTTATCTGGATGCGTGTCCGGACTGCGGTGAGCCTGTACCGAAGCCTGCTGTACGTAGCGGTCCGGAGTACGTAGATGGCGATTTGCTGGAGCTTGACGCCGAGACACTTGCACAGATGCGTGCTGAGGTTGTGGGAGCACGTGAGACACCTGAGGCAATGCGTGACAGGCTGACGGGTATGGGTGTGCCTGTGCCCGGCGTGATGGCTAACGTAAAAAGACAGGGGCAACGTATTGACGCGCTCGTCAAATTGGATAATACTCTCAGTCAGTGGGCCGGTTATCGTCGTGCTGAGGGACTGAGTAACAGTGAGATTTTCCGCAAGTTCTATCTCACCTACGGCATTTCATGGATTGAGGCACAGGCGCTGAAGGCTGTTGAAGCTGATAAATTACGAGAGAGGATTGACAATGCTTAAGTTTAATATGAATGACAAAGTTAAAGTTAGATTAACGCCACTCGGTATTGCGGAAATGAAACGTCAATGGGATGAATTAAAACAAATTGCGCCTTCAATTGGTGAATTCAAAGAGCCGGTTAAAGATGAACAAGGTTACTCAACCCATCAGGCATGGGTACTGTTCTCGGACCTTGGTCATCTTATGGGTAATGGTTTTGAATTACCTTTCGAAACTGACATCCTTATTGAGATTAAACAATAATGTGCTACTCATGGTGCATCAAAATGCGCGACAACGCGCCAGACGGCGAGACAGCGTATCACTATCAACAACTTGCGCAGATGTGGCGCGAGAAAGAAGGAGGGCCGTGTAATGAATAAACTCATTGCAGATGTACATCCCGGTGATGTACTGGTTATGAAAGATGGAAATCACATCTTGGTTCGCCGGATTGAATGGTTAACATACTCACCCATCGTGACCATTAACTGTGAGATTCTATTCGCTAAAGATGACTGGGTTGAGGTGGAGGAATGACCCCCGCTATCCATGAGTGGGCCAAGCGCCACGCAATTTCCCACGCTGCACTGTCTGAACTGGCGCAGATTATGGGTGTGGAGAGTACGGAGCACGTGTCGGGTGGTAGCACCAATGAGGCACGTGTACAGGATGCGGCACGCTTACAGGCGAGTAAGATGGGATGGCGACTCTTCAGGAACAATGTCGGCAGTCTGAAGGATGAGCGTGGAATCCCGGTGCGCTATGGTCTCTGTAATGACAGTCCGGCGATGAACAAGCGGGTGAAGTCCAGCGACCTGATTGGCTTACGTCCGATCATCATCACGCCTGATATGGTCGGTACCACGCTGGGGCAGTTCGTGGCGCGTGAGATTAAAAAAGAAAGGTGGAAGTACAAGGGCAACGAGCACGAGCAGGCACAGTTGCGATTCGGTGAGATTGTGACCTCGCTGGGGGGTGATTTTAAATTCTGGAATGGGAGTGGTGAGCTATGAGAGTGCTTGTAACAGGGGGTCGCGACTACTCAAATTTTAAAGATTTCGAAGCAGCTATGGTTCTGTTACCTTTCACACCTGAATTAATCATTCACGGTGGTGCTCGCGGAGCTGATAGTCTCGCTGATGCTTGGGCTAAAAAGCATGGAATTTTTATTATCAGAATGGATGCATTGTGGGATTCGCATGCAAAAGGTGCTGGACCGAAAAGAAACGAAGCAATGTTAAAATATGGACAGCCCCAATACTGCGTCGCTTTGCCCGGTGGTAACGGTACTGCTGATATGATTCGACGATGTGAAAAAGTCGGTATACCAGTCTGGAAACCTTACGGTTAATGTTGACCACACCGTCAAACACGTGCAATACTGTATCATATTTTATTACTGGATTAGAGATGATGACCAAAGAACGTATTCTTGATGTGGCTTACAGTATGGCACTGAGTGACGGTTTCTCCTGCCTCAAGCGTGACGACATTGCTGCTAAAGCAGGTGTCGCGCTGGGTACCGTTAACCACCACTGGCAGTCTGTGGCACTGCTGCGCAATGCTGTGATGGAGCGTGCTGTAGAAAATGAAGACCTGAAGCTGATTGCAGAGGGTATCGCAGCAGGTGAATCAGCGGCACAGGCTGCACCACAGGAACTGCGCCTGAAAGCACTGACCAGTCTCGCACAATAATATTTAAGGGATAACTGATGAGCACAATCCCCTCAGTCACGAGGGGTGAATTCGTTCACTCCAAATTTATCATTTGTAAGCTTGAGCAACGCGGCGACCGCACTGAAAAGATGCCCTGTAACGCACAGGGTATTGTAACCAGCCTTCACACGGCTGACCGTATGACGCTGGAGCAGGCGCAGCAGACCGCTGCAGGTCTGGGCAGCAATTACCGCGCTGGCGTCATTATTGATGGTGACGGACGCTGGTGTGTGGATATTGATGGCGCGCTGCAGCCTGACAACACGTGGTCGCCTCTCGCAACTGACCTGTGCAGCATCTTCTCAGGCTGTTACGTGGAGGTGAGCCAGTCCGGTAAAGGTCTGCACATCTTCGGTTACAGCGCATCAATCCCGCCACACGCGTCGAAGAATGTCCCGCTGCATATTGAACTGTACAGTGATAACCGCTTTATCTGTCTTGGTCAGTCCGGACAGGGCGACATGTTCCATAACGCAGCTGCTCCACTGAATGCGGTCGTATCACGTTACTTCCCAGCGCAGGAGCAGACTACTGCAGCTGAATGGACCACTACCCACGTTGCGCAGTCTTGTCCTATCCCGGACGACGAGAAGCTGATTGCCAAAGCATGCGCGGCTACCAGTGCGGC